CGGCACCGATAGCCGGCAGGGCCACAGACGCGACCTTACCCTCACCGGCGGCCGGGCCAGTGAGGGCACCATCAAAAGGGCGGCGGCCCGCTCCCGCGGCCAGCAACGCGTAGAAGGACCAATCCGCGGAGGTCTTCGTCGGAGACCCCTCGATGTTCCCCATCCCGGTCGTGCCTTCCGCCCCGGCTGGGTTGGGCCCTGGAGGGGGCCCTGCAGGCGCGTTCATGTCCGGTGCCCCGGCGGGCGGGGCGGCCCCAGGAGCCGTCTGTGGCGCCGGCGCAGCGGCGGCAGGCCCCTCTTGCGGCGGCCCCCCGTTACCCGCGTCGGGTGCCTGCGCCTCCGGGGGGATGGGCTGGCCGCTGGCGTCCACCGGTTGACCCTGCCCGGGACCGGGCTGACCCTGCTCCAGGGCGAACATGCTCGGGTCCTTCGACACGAGGTCTAGGATCTGAGCTCGCATGCGCTGCGCAGAGATGCGCGCCTCGGCAGCGGCTTGTGCCTGCTGCGTCGCTTGATCCTGAGCAGCCACCGCCTGTTGGGTCGCCTGGCTGATCTGCTGCTGAGCCTGGTCCGCCTGCTGCTGGGTCTGCTGCAGCTGTTGCTGCATCTGCTGCACCTGCTGGTTGAGCTGCTCGGTCTGCTGTTGCTGGCTCTTCAACTGGTCGCGGTAGAACTGCTGCTCCTGCGCTTCCTGGGCCTGCTGACCCATGAGCTCGGCCTGCAGGTAGTTCTGCGGCGCGAGCTCCTGCTGGGGCGGCGGGGGCGCCATGGCACCCATGTCCTGCTCCCCGGCCGGCGCCATCATGCTGCCGTCGTCGGCGAGCTTGAGGAGCGCGAGCTGCATGCGCATCGCAGCCGTCTTCTCAGCCAAACTGCCGAGCTTGCTGATGGGCGTGAACTTCGGGCTGTTCTTCTTGATGTCGTGCTCGGTCCCGAGCTCCTCGCCCGCTCGGCCACCAGCAACCATGCCGGCAGCGAGACCCGCGATGGTGCCCGCCGGGCCGCCGATGTACTTCCGGCCCAGAGCCGCACCACCGACGCCGCCCGCGATGGAACCCACGCTCTTGCCGACGCGTGCTCCCCGACGGCCCTTCTCACGCTCCGCCTCGGCGGCGAGGTTGGCCACGCCGCGCTTGCGCCCCTCTTCCTTGAGCTCGTCGTCGGTCTTCTCCGCCTTCTCGGCCGCGGTCTTGAGGGCCTCGGCCGTCTTGACGGCGTCGATGCGGGGAGTGCGGATCCGCATGAAGAAGCTGGCAGCTTCGTTCAGCGGGATGCCCAGTTCTTCATGCGCCCACTTGTCCATGTCACTCCTCCGTGACGGTCACTACGCCGTCCATCTGTCCCCACGGCTGCAGCGAGAGCAGCCTCGGCGCAGAGCCCGTGTAGGGCGCGAAGACCTTGCCCACGGTGTCGGCGGCCGTGTCGAAGCCGAAGGCTGCGTTGGCCGTGCCCGTGTTGTCCAGGTTCACAGCCGTGCCGGGCGTGGCGTACTCCAGCACGACGTGCCTGCTGTCGAAGCGCACGGCCAGAGTGGCGATTGCTGCCTTGATCTGGGTCGCGATGGCGTCGAGCGTGAGCCCGGCGCCCGTGGCATCGGCGAAGGTCACCGTGCCAGACGGCGCGTTGAACACCAGCGTCTTGCCGTGCAGTCCAAAGACCGTAGGGCTGAGCTCCGCCCCACCCTTGATGCCACCCCGAAGGAAGGTGTTGACCGCCTCCAGAGTACCGAACTTGCGCGCGTACAGTGCTGCCATGGAGTCCTCAGTGCGTGGCTAGGGCCACCGCCTCGATGTTGTACGACCCACAGTCCACACACCGATGAACTGCGCCCTTGCCGTGCTTACCCTGGCGGAGTTGAAGGTTACTGATGTCGTTGTTCAGCTTGTCCTTGTCGTCGATGTGGTGAACGGTCTCGCTGCGGGTCAAAGGCCGCCCCAGGTGGCGGGCCATGACGATGCGGTGTTCGAGTGCGTAGCGCACCTTGCCCACTTTGCTCTGCGCCATGCAGTAGAGGGGGTCATCCTCCGACACGAGAACGAAAGCGTAGCCGTCCTTCACGAGTCGACCACCAGCCCAACCAGGATGCGCCCCACCCTTCTGGAAACCCGCTGGACGAACGACGCCTCCCGCCGCACGTACCCACCGAAGAACAGCGCTGCGCGTGACGCCAAACTTAGCAGCCACGTCGTCGCAGTTCTCTCCACCTTCGTACAGCGCAACCGCCTCTCGCACACGGCTCTCTGAGGACTTCCTCAGCTGCCCTTGCCCGCGGGGCTTGAGCGCCACACCATGTCGACGAAGGACGGACTTGGCCGTTTCGTAGTGCACACCAAAGCGACGAGCGATGCTCGCGACGCTCATCCTTTCTTCGGTGTACAGCACGACGACTTTCCTCTCCTGCACTTCACTAAGACTTCGATGATTGGCCATGAGGCCAATATAGCAAGTTAGGACTAGTACGCAAGGTAACTTGAATTTACTGCCCAGAGCTCCGAGTGGATGCCGGGGTTGTTGGTCCCCAGAATCCCCTCGATGTTCATGGCGACCTTCACCCGCTGCTTCAGCTGCTCCGTGTAGCTCTTGAAGTACTGCAGCCAGTTCATCAAGAGCGGCGTCTTGTCGTTGACGCCGACGTTGATGCCGCCGTCGGAGTAGTTGATGTGGTTGCGCGTCTGCAGAAGACCCACAGACTCGATGAGCGAGATGACGGTCATCCGAAGCAGCAGGTGCTGCTGGTTCTTCTGCAGGAGGTCTTCGAAGCTGACGCTGGTGAAGTGCGGCGTGCCGTTGAAGCTGGACACGGCGTCCATCACGGCCCACATGATCATCCGGTCGGACGACTCCTCACCAGCGATGAGCCGGTTGAGCTCCGCAAAGTCCCGCAGGAACAACCTGACGGTCTGAACGAAACTCTTGAGGGTGTCGCTGGAAGTTTGAACACCCTGCAGGCTCATGGCGCCTTACCTCCGGCGCCCTCGGCGCGTCTGCGTCTCGGGTACGGATGGCGGTGGAGGCGGAGGGGTCACAGGAAGCTCCACCGTCGCGGTGACGACCGGCTCCTCCGGCGTCGCCTCGATCTGCTCCTGCAGCACCGCAGGGAGCTCCACGCTCGCCGTCATCGGCAGACCACCCGGCATCTGCGGTCGGTCTTCCCCCACACCCTCCTCGAAGGTCTCGTCGTTCTCCGCCGAGTCCAGCGGGGGCTCGGGCATGGGCGCCACGGGTGGCAGGCCCTCGATGGCCTTGAGCGTGGTGAGGTCGATGCGCTGCCCTTGCAGCGTCGTGACCATGAGCATGCCCCGCTTCTCCTTCTCCAGGAGCTCGGGGAGGAGCTTCTCGATCACACCCTTCGTGACCGTCGTGGGTCGCCGTCGGATGACGCGCAGAAGACCGCCGCCGAGCAGCATGCTGAAACGGTGGCGCTCTGCGGAGAGCATTCGGTGGTGCCGCGTCTCGACCTTACGGACGAGGCTGTGAATCTGATAGTGCTCCACGACTTCGGTCATGGTCCCTCCAAGGGTGCTGGTGCGGACTGACGAAGAAAGGCGCCGACCGGGGGCCGGCGCCTTTCCCCGGGCCAACCAGGATCAGGACTTCGACTAGAACGCCACGACCTGCGGGAACTTCAGCCCGCTCTCGACGCGGTTGTTCACCGCACCGAGGTCGTCCTCCGCCTTCGGGACGAAGTACGACAGGAGCGCGTTGGCGTTGGTCGTCGGGTTGGCGTCGCCGGAGTAGAGCTCCAGCTTCCGCACGGACGCGATGTTCACGAGGCTCATCGCGATGTCCTCCCACGCCTGGAACGTGATCAAGTTCGCGATCTTGTCGATGTAGAACTTGGTGTTGTTCAGGACGTAGAAGCGCCCGAGGAACTCCGGCCGGGTGAACACGTAGATGTTGCCCGGACGAAGGATGTCGGTCTTGATGGTCCGGATGTACGCACGCCCGAGGAGGGTGTTGTACTTGTAGCCGTCCACCGTGGTCTCCGACTGGAGCTTGCTGCCGTTGTCCTCGACGGTCCACTGAAGGATGTCGTCGTAGTCGACCTCGGTCATCAGCAAGCGCTCGGCGCGCAGGCGGTTGCCGTCGAGCAGCTTGAAGAGCTGCACGATGTCGGTGCGCTGCAGGGGCCGAACCGTGGCATCGTTGGCGCCGGCGATGCGGGCGAGCTCACCCTTGCGGATGGAGAACTCGACCGTGGTGCCTGCGAACACGGTGCTGTAGTTCAGAGCCTTGGCGACACCACCGTTGGCCTCCTTCTGGAGAGCCTGAACGGCCGCCTCGACGTGGAGCAAGAACTCGCGGTCCTCGATCTCCTGGATGTCCTTCACCGAGTTCTCCTCGATGATCTTGGTGATGGGCATCTCGTAGGCGAGAAGCTCCTGCTCGGTCTTCTGGAAGATCTCCGAGCTGATGGTGAAGAACGCCACCTCGGCACGGTCGCCGCGGATGAAGCGCGCCGTCGGTTGACCACGGAAGACCATGGCCATCGCACGGCTCTTGGGCTCGATCTCGACGATCTTGACCAAGGTGTCGTGGTTCACGCTGCGCTGGCAGTCGGTTCGCGTCACCTGCTCGGGGGGCAGGATCTTGCGGGCGAAGGAGACCTCACGCAGACGGTCGCGGATGTAGGAACCCGCGTACTGCGCAATCTTCTCCTTGCCATCCGACGTGTTCAGCTTGCTGTTGAACAGGTCATTGAGCACTCGGGGCGAAACGCCGTTCATCGTTGTTCTCCTCTTCTTCCTGGTTGGCCTTTGCCGCCTCGGTGCTCTAGTAGAGCATGCCTCCGCGGATCCTGAGCTTGCCGCCGTTGTCTGCGGGCAGACGGGTGACGCGCCCGACGATGATGCTCGGGTCGCCGGTGTTCCACCCGACGAGACCCGTGTACTTGCGCGTGCCGATGACGATGGTCGCCACCTTCACGGGCTGGTCGACCGCCGTGATGGCAGCGCCGGCACCCACGACCGCCGTGGCGTCGTAGATGCGGGTGTCGAACTCCCAGCCACCGAGCCAGAGCAGCACGGTGCGCCGCTCGCCGAGGGCCTGGACGTCCGTGCGCCCACGCTCGTTCCACACCGGGTAGCTGTGCTTGGCAGCCTCGGCACCCGTGGTGGCGATGTCGGTGGCGCGCTCGATCTTGTACGAGCTGTTGACGATCAGCCACTCGCCATCGACGAGTGCGACCGCGTTGAGGGGGTTGGCGAGATCGCCATCCGCCAGCGGGAAGACCGCCTTCTGGATGGGCATCACGTCCCGGACCGGCTCGAAGTTGACTCGAAGTACGGTGCTCATGTCTCAGAATCCTCCTGGTTGTCCTTCTGCTCGTCGGGTCACCCGACGTTCCCGACGAGGAACCGTTCGAGCTCGGAAACCCCACTCGACTGGGACTCGTCGTTGCTGATCGCGAACTGCCCTCCCATGCTCGGAGGTTGCGCTTGCATGGCCTCCTTGATGATGGGAAGCCGACCTTCCTGGGCTGCTTTCTCGAAGTAGTCCACAAGGTCGGGGAAGCTCCTGTCGGAGTAGTAGCCGGCTTCGTGCGCCTCGGCGGCCAACTTCTCGGCTTCGAGACGCGCCAGCACGGCGGTGTTCTGCTCGGTGAGCTCGGCGCACTTCTGCATGAAGAAGTCGCGCTCCGAAGCCACCTTGCGTAGGACGTGGCCTGCGTCAGCCAGAACCTGTGCAGTCTTCTGTCGCTCGTTCATGGTCTTCCTCACATGCCCTGGTTGCTCGCCGAGAACCCGCTCTGGCCGGATGGCGTGGAGAGACCAGGCATCTGGCTCTCCTTCTCCTTGCCCTTCTTGTCGTCCTTCTTCTCCTTCGCCTCTTCGGCGTACTTGCGGAGAAGCGCCTGGGCCGCGGCGACGCGGGTCAGGTCGGACGAGATCTTGACGCCAGCCTTGGAGGCGGCATCGAAAGCCTGCTGCAGCACGCTGTCGTGCGCGGCAGAGAGCGCGGGCTCGTCGTAGACGTGACCGGCGTCACGCTTCGGGTCGGCCTTCGCCTGCTGCTTGGTGTAGTTGATGGCCGCCTCGTTGGAGCTGATGAGCGCCTTCTGAGCATTCACGTCGCTCGGCTCCGAGGGAACCTGCTCGCCCGACGGGCTTGCACCCGGAGGAGCGGCCGCGCCCTGCGCGGGAGCGGCGCCGGCGCTGATGCTCGGCGCGCCACCTTCGCCATCGCCATCCTCGGCGACCTTGGCCAGCCCGAGGCGGACGAGGTTGCGGTTGAGGATGGAAGCCACCTTCGGACCGGCGTCCTGTGCAGCGGCCATCTCGGCCTGGTGCGCAGCGACGGCATCCTCGATCTCAGCTGCTCGACGGTGCTTGATGTGCTGCGCCAGCGCCAGAGGCGAGCCCATGGTGCGACCAGCCACCCGACCGAGGGTGCCTCCAGTCATCGAACCAATGAGCGCTCCACCCAGGGCGCCAAGGATGGGGTGACCAAGATCCTTACCCACCGAATAGCCACCCAGCCCGCCAATCCCACCGCCGGCGAGACCACCGCCAACGCCACCACCAGCCTCCATGGCCGACATGAGGTCGGCGTTACCTGCGTACTGCCGCGGGTCGAGGTCCGACAGTGGGGCGGGGCCCCGAGCTTCCTTGACCAGCCCAAGGCGCGCCATGTTCCTGTGGAACAGGGCCGACGAGGTCTTCTCGTTGTGCATGGGATCCACGGGCTGCTCACCGTGCATCATCTCCATGTTGTCCTGCAGGCCCGTGGGAGCGTCCTTCGCCACGCCACTCGACTGCATCGGCGGGTCCTTCGGCGGCTGCTGCGTGCCCTGGCCGCTCTTGCCGGCTTCGAGCACCTGCCCCGAGGACGTCGCCGCGCTGGCCGGGAGGGCACCGGGGCCCACGCCCGGTCCCACGTTGGAGCTGTCCTCGGCCGCTTCCTTGGCCAGGTAGTCCAACGCCACCGCGAGCTTCTCGATGTACTCGCTCGGGGTGACGGTGAGCGCTGGCGCCGCCGTCTTGGTCCGCTCCGGCTCGCCCAGGTTGGCAAGTTGCCGAGCGGCCTCGTAGTTGATGTCCACCTTGCGCGCGGCGCCTTCCATCGCCTCCTTCACAAGGTCCTGGAGCTGAGGTCGCTTCATCATCGTCTGCATGGAATCTTTCTCCTGGAACGCCGCCGTCTTCGCCCTACCGGGCAGAAACTCCAAGCCTCTCGGCGCGACCGACTTCTGGGACTCTGATCCCGCGTCCGGTGTCGGTGGCGTGCCTGTGTTCACACGGGTGTACGCTGTTCGGGGCGCCATCCCTTTCGGACCCTTGTGGCCCGGGGCTGGCTTGTTCTGGATGGAGACCGGCGGGACGGAAGACAGGGTGGCCGTATCCTGATTCGGGTCGTGCTGACCCGAGTCGTCCGGATTGGCTAGCTTGAGCCACTCGACCACCCTGCGTCTCCATCTCAGCTACCGAAGATCTCTTCCCAGTTGACCGGGTAGCCGGCCGCTTCCAGGTACTCCAACCCACGAACGTGGGTCGCCGTGTCGACGTCCTGGACGTGAGCGATCTTCTCACTCTCGGCGAGGCCGAGGGTGTAGACCGCGTTGACCAGGCTGTGCGCCTGCTCGACGTCGTAGCCGGCGGCCTCTGCCACCTTGATGGCGTGGTTCGCCGCGATCTCCTCGAAGGCCTCGGCCGAAGCCTTGGCTTCCTTCTCGTCGTCCTTCTTCTTGAGCCCGCGACGTACACCCTCCTCGGCGCCAACCGCTGCCGCACCCACCGCAGCATGCGGCGCGTACTTGGCAGCCTGGCCCTTCAGCTTCATGCTGCTGAGCTCCTTCAGGTGCGCGCCAACCGAATGCCCCTCGCGCTTCGGAGCAGCCTTGTACGCCGCGCGCTCGGTGCTGGAGAGGCCCTTGAGTGCGCCCTTGTGACCTGCGAGCTCGCCGGCGGCCGCCCGACCCTCCTCGATGGCGCGCGAACGCTTGGCAGCGATGCCGCCCGCGACGTCCTTTCCCTTCTCGACAACGGAGGAACCGAGGTTCTTCAAGCGCTCGACAACACCGGGGCCCTTTCGCTTCATGATCTGGGTCATCACCTCGGTGCCGGCGGCCTCCTTCACGGCCTCGAAGATCTGCTCGTCGGTCATGCCCTCGGCCTGGGCAGTCTCGATGATGTGCGCGTACTTGCCGAGCTCGATGTTCTCGCGCTCCTGCGTGAACGAGTGGGCCATGATGCGCCCCATCCAGTCCGCCTCGGCGCACTTCTCGACGGCGGCCTGCTTCTCCTGGACGTACATGGCCGCGGCGGCCTTCTTGGCCTCTTCCTTCTCCTCGTCTTCCTTCGACTCGCCGGCTTCGTGCTCCTCCTTCTTCTCCTTCTCCGGAGACTCCTTCTCCTCGTGCTCCTCCTTCTTCTCGTCTTCCTCGGCCACCTTGGCGAGGTCCTCGGGGAACACCTGAGCGTAGACCGACGCGATCTGGTCGTCGGTCATGTTGGAGAGGTCGAGGCCGTTGTCGGCGGCGAGCTTGCAGAAGAGCTCCATGTTGGCGGTCTTCTGCATGTCCTCGGTCAGCTGCTCTGCAGCACCGTTCGTGTTGTACATCGCGGCGAGGTACGGATTCATGTCACTCATTGGGGGTCTCCAGCTTGGAAAACTGTTGCCTCACGTCAACGTGTTCCTTGAGGGGAGTCCCCTCTCCACGCCGGCAACGGAAATCGTTGTGAAGTTTTTACCACTTCCGTGCTCTGAACGGCAAGCGGGGGCACTTCATCACGAAACGCACTGTCGAGGTACTGATAGGCAAGCGGGGTGAAGAGCTCACCCGCGCTGGCCTCGGACAACTTGCGCAGTTCTTCATCCCGAGACCCGAGAGCCCCGTTCATCATGTCTTGCGCGTTTGCCACGATGTCCATCACACCACGACGGTAGCCGTTGTATGCAGCACCAATCTTACGGAGTAACTCTGAAGGATGGGAAGTGGCAAGGTCCCGTTTTCTTTCGGGGGCCGCCATGATGACCACGACCCTCCGTTCGATGATGGGGCCGAAGGCGGAGCGCATAGGCATTGCAGACTGAAGAAGACGGGCCAGCGGAGGCGTGAAACCCGAGGGTGCCATGTCCACGGCTTCTTCTTCCTCTGTCTTCGGAAACAGCACATTCCTACGCTCGAAGTCATCCGCCAGCGGGCCGCCGCCGGCATGCGTGAGCGCCAGGCGCTGGAACTCGGAGGGGCGAAGAACCATGCCCAATCCGGTCAACGTGGCCAGGGCTCGGTCCATGGGCACGGAGCACAACGCCTTCATTGCCTCTTCAGGAAGGTCGGGCTCCCGCCGGGTCAGGAGTGGGACAGCCTTTCCAGCGAACTGGCTGGGGACGACTTCCTTCTCGATCTCCGCTCCCTTGTCCTTGGCGTCCTTGCTGAACGCCACCTTCAAGAGCTCGGTCTGCACTTCGGCGGCCTTCATGGGCTCGTCGTGCATACCCATCTGCTCGGCCACGAGCGCCGAGGGGGCGGTCTGCCGGCCATGGCGGGTGATGAACACCATGACCTTGGCCGTGCGATCCGCGCCGATGAACACGAAGCTGATGTCGAAGAAGCGCGGGAAGTAGTTGTAGACGAAGACCTTGCGCCCATCGTGCAAGATCCGATTCGGCATCGTGCGCATGTGCTCGCAGTAGTCGTTGCGAGTGATGCTGAGGCCGCGGATGCCGACGCCGTCCTTCTCCTTGAGCTTCTTGTGGAACTCCAGGACAGCGATGCCAGGGTGCTTGTGCTTCTTCGGATCGAAGGTCGCCAGCGCCTTCTGGTAGAGGTGCATGTCCCCGCAGATGGAGCACAGGTCCCAGGGCACCTTGGAACCCATGGACACATCAGGGAACTGCCCTTCTCGAAGGCGGTCCCACACGCCCGTACCGCCGAAGCGCATGCACTTGTCGAGGTCGACTCGTGTGACGAGCTCGACCCGCTTCATGTTGTCGTTCCACGCGGCGAGCTCCACTTCGCCGTAGGCACGAGATGGGTCCTTGTTCCGGTGGTGCGCGAAGGGATGCGCTCCGTAGAACGTGGGGAACCCATAGGGCCAATCCTTGGCGATGGATCGGTCGAGCAGGGGGTTGCCGGTCCAGTTGTCTGGCTTGTGGATGAGCGCGATCTCGGGGAAGTGGTCGGCGTTGATGTTCGAGCTGTAGAACTCGCCGGCGCCCAAAGCGTTCACCAGAACGTACTGCGCGTCGTTGCGCGGACGAAGGGCGTTGATGTATCCCAAGACGTCTGGCAACAAGCCGACCGACGCCGTCTTCTCGAAGGTCGAGTCGGAAGGACCGAACAGCGGAACGACGGACGGCCCGAGCTCGCCTTCCGCCAGGAAGGTGCTGACCTTGAGCATCACTCCAACCCAAGAGGGCCGAACTTCCGCAATCGGAGGCCCTGCTGCTTCGGGGCGGAGGCGCCTGCGGCATCGACCAGGATCATCCCAGCCTGCTCGGGGTTGAGCACCATCATCTTGTTCATGTACGCCCCGGCGACGAGCGGATCTGCCGTCAGAGTCGGATTCATCTTGCGAAGAGAGCTGTACGCCTGATTGAACATCTCCGGACGTTGCGCCTGCGCATCCGCAAGGTGGGGGTTGAGCTGCATCATCTGCTTGAAGTCACGCTGCTTGGTCATGGCCCCATGGATCTTGCGGATGGCCATGACCGTTCCCGCGAGCGCGAGCGCGCCACCAACAGCCAAAGCGGGAACCTGCGCCTTCTCCCCCAACGCGAAGCCTCGGGAGACCGCGTCGAACTTACCGGGGGGCACGGCACCGAGTACCGACCCGAACAGACCATGCTGCGCTTCCTGCAACACCGGCTTGACTCCACCGGAGAAGCCTTGCCAGGCTCCTCGCAGCATGTCGCCGAAGCCGGCTTCCTTCTTCATTTCCAGGTAGTCGTCGATGGGATTCATGCTCGCACCGTCACATGAAGCGCGACTGCAGGTCGTACTGCCGAATGAGGTTCTCTTGCGTGTAGGGAACGTGCGACCAAGCGTAGTGCTTCGCCGCCTGGAAGGCAGGCGTGTAGCGCACGCGGTCGTAGAGCTCCTTCGCCCCCAGAACCGCCGCCGCCTCTGGAGCATGGCTCACCACTGCGCGTGTGATGTCCTGCGCCTTCGCCCCCACGTTGGGCCCGAAGAGAACGCCGCCGATACCACCAACTACGCGCGACGCAGGGTCGGCTACGCTAGCCGAGATGCCCTTCGCCGCGCGCCAGGCTTTTGGGACAAGTCCCGCTGCCTCCTCTACATAGCCCGAGTCGGCTACCTTGGTGAGCCCGCGCGTCAGGAAGTACTCCGCCTTCTCGTGCGCATCTGCCACCTCCGCAAGCACTTCTCTCGTCGCCGCCAACTTGAGCAGCGTGTCGCAGAAGTGCGAGAAGGTCTCCACGAGTGGATGGCCCGTGTCGACCACAGCGCCAGCGCCGGCTGTCTTCGTGAGCGAGGAGCCCATCTGGTCGTAGCCCACGACCCCCTCCTCCACGAGTCGAGGCCCCACGAGCTCGAAGGCCACCTTCACGAAGGAGGGACCGGGGACTACCTCACTCCACGCCTGCACGATGTGCCCGAGCGGGGTGCCCTCCAGAGCAGCCTGCTTCACCAAGTGGTAGAGCCGATCACCCACGTCGAGGTAGTCGACTTCGAGGGCGCTCACTTCGGAAGCGAGGTGCTGCCGGTTGTCCGCCAGCTTCTCCCGCATCTCGATGATGTCCTGGAAGGGCTCTGCGTAGGGCAGGGGCTTGTCCTCGGACTGGAACATCTGCTCGAAAGCTGTCTCGGCGGGGCTCGAAGACACGGACGCGGTCTTCTCCAGACCCAACCGGGACCGGTTCTGCGCGAGCAAGTCCGACGAGCTCTTCTCCAGCGGCATGTGGCTGTAGTCCGCCAGGCCGCGGTCGAACACCGTCCCTCCGCCGCCGTCATTCAGGTCCTTCAGGATGACCGACGGATCCGCCGGGCCTCCATCGAACTCCACGTACTTGTGGTCGCTCCCGAGCTTGTTGAAGCGCTCGATGTACGCGTTCGTGTTGGCGAACTCGATGACGCGCTTGACCTGCTCGGGTGAAAGGCCCGCCTGCTTCACCGTCTCGACGACGGCGTCATTGAGCGTGCAGCAATCCCCGCACAAGTACCGCGACGCCGCCTTCTTGCCCATCACCTCCAGTTCTTCACCCGAGATGGGGTGGGCATGGAGCTGCTGGAGCAAGGTTTGGGCCGGTAGGTCGTGCATAGGTCCTCGACAGCTACGACGAAAAACGTAACATGGTGGCGAGAGCGATGGGAAGTAACCAGCTGATTTCAGCCAAGGAAGCGGCTGCCATCTTAGGGCTCAGCGTAGCCAGCATCAACCACCTCGTGCGACAGGGGATGGTGCAACCAGTGTACTCCAAAGACCGGCGCCTCAGCGAGCGCGGGTATCGGAGGGAGGAGATAGCCGCACTGGCCGAGGCAAGAGAGCGCGGGTTGAACCTACCTCGCGTAGCTTCTATGGCAGCTCGCAGCTACGCCACGGCAAGGGCACTGGAACACCGAGTCGACCGATTGGAGCAAGTGCTGGGCATCGGCGCCAACCCGCTACCCCTCGACGAAGAGTCGGTGCTGGCGCTCTACGCCGAAGCCTCTGACCGACTGCGCCCACCTCGAAAGCTCGACGAGATCACGCGCTGGACGCGCACCTTCCTCGCCATGGGCGAGGAGTTCTTCGAGCTCCTAGAGGCGTACACGGGAGACGAGGATGGCTGGGCGGTCTTCATGGACTACGCCAGGGCGGCACTGGAGGCGGAGCCTGAAGACGCTCACATCGAGATGAAGCAGGCCTACGAGCTCCTGTTCGCCGCGCGCAACCATCTACGGAACGTCTCGTTCGTGTACACGCGCAACAAGTATGGGGCTAGAAAAGCGAACAGCATTTTCCACGGCGATGAGCACGAGCACATCCTCCGAATCGCCGAAGGCATGCGCAAGGGCTAGACGCTCCCCTGGTCAGCGGGCCCCTTGTACGTAGCGATGGGCACGCCCTTGACCTCTTGGCGCGGCACGAAGATGTCCGGGCGTGGGCGCATGAGGTGCGACGCAAGCATGCAGTACACGAGCGCGTGGAAGCTGTCGTCTGGTTTGTCCAGCACGTGCTTGTACTGAATCATGCGCAAGTTCTCGTTGTACTCGCTGAAGATGTTCAGCATGTCCTGCGCAAAGGGCTCCCGGAACTCTTCCCAACGGGGGAACTCCAACTGCTTGCGCTTGATGGCGTTGAAGATGTCGCTCATCACTTCGGTGCGCGACGCCTTCCACCGCCCGAACTTCGTGTCGTACTTCATCTTGTGCGCCGAACGCGCCACGTACTGGAACTGGTGCACGCGCTGCTGCCCGAAGGCGCGCACGAGGTGGTGGTTCATGGCAAAACCACCGCCGTAGTCGGCGCCGATGAGACGGACGTTGAAGAAGTTGACAAGCTCGACGATGCGCTTGAGCTGGACGTCAGGCTCTGTCTCCTCACCGATGAAGCGGTGCCAGAAGAACACGCGGAACTTCATGTCGACGTACGTGCCGAGGCAGATGACGGTGTAGCAGTGCTCACCAGTACCCCAGTCGATTCCAGCGTACACGGGCTGGCCGTAGGACATGGGCCGGTACTGCTGCACCTTGGACATGGACAAGCTCTTGTTGCACGCGGACTCCAGGTGATGCGTCGTCAGCGGGCGCATGCCCTCGTCGTAGCTGAGGCCGAGGACCTCGTTGTAGAACTTAGCTCGCGGGTAGTTCGCGTAGTCGTTGAGGATGTCGTGCCACTTCCGCCATGGAACCATCAGCTGGCTGATGTGGTAGCCCTCGAAGATGACCTTCGGTGGGTTCATCTTCACCTGCGCTGCCCACTGAGCGTCGTCGCACATGGGGTCGAGCAACGCCCCGCAGTTGGCGCAGATGAGCCCCTTGCGGCCGATGTTCTTCTCGCAGAGGATGTTCCAGTAGCGCCCACCCTCGCCACCGGTACAAGTACAAGGCACCGCCCACTCGTTCATCGTAGAGAGCGTCGACCAGTGCTTCTCGATGTTGTTGTCGAGACTCTTCGGCGTGCCTGCGTAGAGAAAGCGGCGCCACTGGTCGGGGGCGTGCGACAGGCCCTGCTCGATGACGGGCACGTTGTCGGCGAGGATGTCCTGGAACTCGTCGAGCTCCAGCAGGTAGGCCGCGATGCCACGCGCGCGATCCGCGTTGAGGAACGCGTAGCGCATCGTGATCTTGGAGTAGTTGACGAACTGCTTCTCCAAGATGTTCTGGGAGAGCATGTGCGTCGTGAAGCGCTTCAGCAGGGGGCTCGTCTCGATGGGCGTCTTCACGCGGTCGTTGCTGAACACCTTGGACTGCGTGGCCGAGGGGCTTACGTACAGGGTCAAGAAGCCCGGCACGAGTGACATGTAGCAGAGGGCCAGGTTGCCCAGGCACGTGGACTTCTCCACTTGCCGGCCGCACATGAGGAGGATGTGATCCGCGTTCGTGTCGTAGATCGTCCGCATGTGGCGACGGCCGCTGAACGTGAAGCGGTCGTGCCCTAGCCCGTTCTCCCCGCCCGGGTTATCCTTGTTGTGCGTGGGCATCCAGAACGCGAACTCGGTGAACTCGGAGGGCCGTATCGAGCTAGCCTTGGGGAGGTGCTGCACGGCTTCTTGTATGACGATAGGGTCCTCCTCGTACTCCACCTCATCGCCGGGCTTCCACGAGATGCCGTCCCCCACGAGGTAGGTGTCGTCGAAGTCATCCAGCTCTGGCTCTATGTACCCGCCAACGTACACAACGGACCTCACCACGATGCTTCGCGGAATGTGGGAATCCCTGCATAGAGCCGGCGAGCATCTAGCCGGCCCCTACGCACTAACCGAGATGGATGACTACACGCACGTCGCACTGAAGCTTCAGCTCCCCCTGACCGGGCAGTGCAAGAAGTACTTCAAGGAGTACGTCGTGGGGTACGCGGCGGCGTGTGGGTGGACCGTGCGCAACGTGCGCTTCCTCCCCAACCGCGTCGAGTTCAAGTGCTCTTATGTAGCTCCCCGTCCAAAAGGTCGAGGAACTTCTTCACGTACGCACCCACGTCCAGCATGTGAGCGTAGCCCTGACCCCGGAAGTACCACGACGCCAGCTCCTCCGTGTACTTCACAACCAAGCGAGGACGCTCCGCCTCGAAGTACGTCCGCGCCGTGATGTCGAGCTTGTCGGGGAAGCGCTCCATCCAGTACTTCATCCACTCCCTACGCGCGTCCTCGGTGTCCGTCTTCGCGTGCTCGGGGAGGTAGAAGTGCACGATGATGTTGCCGTCGACCAAGCCGTGCTCTGCCTTGAAGCTCTTGCAGTCGTACTGCGTGAGCTTGGGCACGCCGTTCGCCACGCCCCCGATGTCGGCCCCCGCCAGATCTTGCAGTGCACCCTTGGCCTGTTCATGCGGCACGGATGCAAGCGTCACGGTCCTCTCATGTTCCTGGGTCATCTTCAATCTCCTCCGCCGTAGCTTCTGCAGCGGGCTGCAGGTCTGTCGTGTGGCTACCCCCGCTGAGGTCACTGAGCAGCGGTAGGCGAGCATCTTCATTCTTGAGCGCCAGCTGCTGCAAGCCCTTCTGAAGCTCAGCCTCCGGACTCCCGAGCTCTTGGATGAGCTCGCCCATCATCTTGGCGCCCAGCGCGTAGTCGCGCGTTGCTGCCCCACCGCCAGGCCCGCCCACCATCGTTGCCTCGAAGACGCGGAAGGTCGCCGCCATCTGCGCCGCCTTGGCTACAGCAGCGAGCTCCACACGCTTCGGCATGATGCCCTGGCGCAACTGGTTCATCAAGCCCGCGATGGGCGAGACCGGCATGCTGAGCACCATCGCCCTCGGGTCGCGGTACTTCACCTTGTTGAGCGCGGCGTATTGCATGCGGTCGTGCACCGTCGGCTCGTTGTTGGGGCCCGAAGGAAACGCCAGCACAACCTCCCGCCGCATCTGCAGCAGCGCGTTGATCTCCAGCGTGTCCACCAGCCGCAAGTCCCAGTAGTAGGTGAGGTAACGCTGCACAGCGAGAACGGTGCTGTGGATGCCCATCGTGCGTAGGCGATGAGAGATGAACGCAGGCTGGTCGCGCGTTAGCGCCATCGTCTCGATGGTCTCCTTCGCGCGTGCATCCTGCAGCAGCGTGTGCGCGATGCGTGCAGGCTCATCTGGCGTGAAGAAGCCGGCGAGCTTCTCCTTGTGCACGAACCGCACGCTGGGCTTGTGCGCCAGGTTCGTGGGGTAGAAGGGGTTCGGCACCGCCATGCGGTCCTTCAGGCCCTTCGCGTAGTTGTCATCCACCCAGTCGAGCTGCTGCTTGTAGATGATCGCCCGTGCAGCATCCAAGCTGTACGCGTCCGGGTGGCAGAGCAAGAACTTGATGTAGAGCTCGCAGGGGCTTCTACGAATCATCGCCTACGACGATGCTCCACAAAGCGTAGAAGATCAAGCACTTCTACCCCTGCCCAAGATGCACACCCCAACTTGTACTGGTTCTACGGCACCCTTTGAGCCTATCTGATCAGGGGGCTGCCGCCGGCAGACCCCTGATCAGAGGCAGGTAGTCTCGAAGCTCAACACATCCGTGCACGAAAACCCCAATTTCTGTGCACGGGCTGGTTGGTCGCTCTTGGGTTACGCTGCGAGCTGCAGCGTAACCCAAGAGCTGACCAAAGGAATCGGGCCGATTTTTTCGCGGCTACTGCCCTTGGAAGGCGATGACCTTCAAGCCCTCGATGACTTCCTCGGTGGCGCGGACAGCGCGCTCCAAGGCGCTGATGGGGACTTCCTGAAGACCCAAGCGCGCCGCCAGTAGGAGCTCGCACAGCTTGGACTGAGCGCTGTCGATCACGGGCAAGTAGCCCACGAACGTCATCAGGTTCTCGGGGTTGATGAAGTTCAGGCTGAGCACGGTGTCCACGGCCATGGGGTCGGGCAGGTGCGCGGCTTCCTTGATGAGGTTCTGGCGCAGGTGCGGGATGTGCTCCATGAACGCCTTGGCGCGCTCGAAGGCCTCAGCGTTCTGCTCGGCGGCGGTCTTGATCATGCGCCCCACGTACACACGCGCGGGAGCCCCCGACATGGACTCCGCCAGCTTGCGCAGCCCATGCTGCTGGTCCACGCCAAGCCCCGCCAGGAGGAACATGGCCTGGTCGACGTCGAGGAACGAGCGCTCCTCGGAGGCGAGCTTCTCCACAGGCTCCCCAGCGAAGCTGAACGTCGAGTCGTCCGAGCGGATGAACACGCTGGCGCTGGCCGCCTTCACCGGCGGGCCCTCAGCCGCTTCCGGGGCGGGGGCGGGCGTTGCCGGAGCTCCCAACTCCTCCGGCGGTCCCTCGGCATCCTCCCCGCCCTCCAGAACTACGTGGTCCGCCTTGTCCATGGGCGTCCACTTCCAGTGCTCCGGCAGGAGTAGCTTGCCTTCGGCTTCCATCCCCACGGGGTTCTGGATGTTCGGCTGGAGGGACACTTGAACCGGGCGCCCGTCGTAGGTCTCCCCCATGAACGTCTGGGGTTCCCCCTCCATGGAGGCGCTGCCCTGCAAGGTCATGGGCAGGGTAGCCTGAATGGTGCCGTCTTGGGCCACATCGAAGAAGGCTCCGGTTCCACCGGGCTCCCCGACGGGGAGGTTGGCCCCGGACGCGACGGGCTCCCCGACGATGTCCGACTGCACGGTGGTCTGGCTTCCATTGGTGAAGAGGGCCAAGGGAACGGGCAGGCCGTCCACGTCGATGAGGTTCGGGATGACGTAGCCCGTGAGCTCGCGGCCCTTGTCGTCCATCACCTTGTACACGCCGGCGCGCGAGATGTTGATGGCGGTGGAGGGCTCCTCGGGCGCGGGCGCGGGTGCCGTGTCGTCAGCCATGGTCACAGCGCCAGCGGTGTCGGCGGCAAGGGCCACCTTCTCACCAAAGCGGCGGATGACCTCGGCACGGCCGCACTTCTCCAGCCTGACGTCCCAGTACTTCGAGCTTGCCGTCTTCACCGTGTAGCCGTCGTGGTCCTTCACGACCTGTACGACGTCGGGCTTCACGAAGTCGCGGACGGATGCGGTCTTCGTTGGAGCGGCACCCGCGAGCAGCTGGATGGCCCATCCGCAGGCATTCGCGTTCTTCACGAACGCGGCCTGGACACCAGGTGCATGATCGAACGCGGCCCAGAAGCGCGCGCTGTCCTCATCGTTGATGGTCGGGAGGATGGCTTCGAGGATGGAGGCTGAGCTCTGCTTGCCCATGCCGTCGGCCGGCACGGTGAGGCCGCCACCGCCGAAGCCGTAGTTCTGTCGGTAGGGTGGGTAGAGCTGCCCGATCATGCTCTGGTCGCCCGGGGTCTGGCTGGTGACATCGAAGGCCTGCGGGCGGAACAGGGCCTGGCGCATCCGCGACTCGGTCAGGGGCAGCGCCTTGGCGCTGTCGTTGATGAGCAGGTCGAAGGTGAAGAGCTTGCCCTCGCGGATGACGATGGGGATGCGCACGGTGCGGATGCCCGCCGCCTGCATCATCGAGGGATCGGTGCCGACCTGCGCCTCGCTCTTGTTGGCGATCTCGACGTTGCCGAAACCGTAGGCGCGCTCCGCGTCGACCTTGTCCATCACCACGTGGGGTTGGAAGTCCGCGATGAAGGGCACTTGCTTGTAGAGCTCGTCGAGGATCTCCTGCGGCCACTGGTTGGGGTCCTCGGGAAGCTCCACCTCGGCGGCGACCTTCTCGAACTCCAGATCGGTATCGATGAACAGGTTCATGGGTTCCTCAGACCGTGATTATCGCAGACATGGACGTGAATAGGGCAGCGTCCTTCACCATCAACACGATGCCCCAGACGTTGGGGTCGGTGTCGAAGCCTGCCCATCCTGCACTGAACAGCGCGTTGATCTGCCCACCCGTAGTACTGAGGGGCTCCCCCTGGAACGTGAACCCCGAAAAGCCGGGTAGCGACAAGCTCAACGCGAAGTCCGCAGCGAACTTCATGGCAGCAATCTTGATCTGGAGCGCGGCTTGGATGAGCAGCTGCAACCCACCAAGCTTCAGGGCCAAAGCCGCGGACAGCGCGACAGATGCCGAGAGCTCCGCGCTGATGCTCACGCTGATGGTGGGCAAGCTCAGAGCAGCCGACAGCGCTGCTTGTAGCTGCGCCAGCGCCGAGATGGCTAGTTGCAAGCTCACGGTGGGGTCGCTGATCTGCAGGCTGAGCGTGGCCTGCATGGCGAGCGACACGTTGAGCTGCACGGACAGGTCTGCCATGAGCGGCCCGAGGCCCAAGGACAGCAGAAGGTCCAGCTGCGCAGAGAGTGGGTTCAACAACCCGATGGCCGCGGCTAGCCCTATGTTGAAGTCGCCCAGAGTCTGGGAGACTGGAGGGTTAGGAGAAATCGTCATGCTAGCTCTTGCGCAGATACGCCGAGGCGCTCTTCAGTATTGCTCGGTCATGTTGGAAAAGACCAAGCCCTCGGTTGCAGTTTGCACAAAGTAGACCGCGGACTTTCCCCGTTGTGTGGCAATGATCAACGCTGAGAGAAAGGCGAGCTCCGGGTTTCCTGTAGCTAGCAGCCTTTTCGGGCTTCTTGCAGATAGCGCACATGCCGTTCTGCTTCTTCAACAAGGCCTCGTATCCTTCGAGGGTAATGCCATATTTGGACTTCAATTTGGAAGAGTACCAACCTCTCCAGTTGTTTTCCCGAAAGCGTTTTTGGTTCTCCCTCGCGTACGCCCGCTTCTTCTCCAGGCGCTCCTGGTCGGACATGAGCGACTTGTGCGCTCTACGGTATGCTTCTTTCGCTTCTTCTGGGTGCTCGGCCCGCCAGTTACGCGCCTGCTCCCTTTTGTACGCGCGGTCGGCTTCTCTCCCCTCTGCGGTAGCTACCCTTCTCCTGTACGCCTCTCGTTGCTTCGCACGTAGTCCTTCTGGGTCTCTCTCCTTCTCTCTCGCGTACCAAGCCGCGTGCCTTTGTCGCTTTCTCTCCTTGCGTTCTTCCGGGGTCATGCAAAGGTTATAGCACAACGGGAAACCTAAACTAGGATCGTCGGGTTCCCCGTCGTTACGAAGCCCTGCATCATGGCTCCCGCCAGGATGGTACCCGGACCTGCAGACGTCGTGATGTTCACCGGGGCTACCAGCGTGATCTGCACCATGGACCCCACATGCGCTACGGGCTTCGTCCCTCCGTTGAGCTTCACTACCCCGCCACCCGTGCCGAGCTCGACGGAGGCCTCCCCCGTCATCTTCAAGTAGGCGGAGTTGGGACCAGACTCGATGAGCACACCGTCTTTGCCCTTCAAGCGCAACGTCTTATCCGACTTGATCCACAAGTCCTTCTTCACGCGGATGTCTACGGCAGCCTCGCTGCGGAGCATGGCTCCACCAGCACGGTCGAAGAACAACCGCAGCTTGGTGGCATCCCTAGCGCCCTCGGTGGGCTGACCTGCATCCGTGTCGAAGCCCCCAGGTGCTACGACGAGCTCGAAGACGACGGGCTTCTCTTCGCTGTTGGCAATCTCCAGCTGCTCCAGCGCTAGCGTCTCTCCAGCATCACCAGCGGGCTCCGGTACGGGGATCTGAACCTTGCCCACGGCGAGGCGCACGTCGGCGTACTTGTCGTCGGCGTAGACGCGGAAGGTGTGGCGGTACTCGGTGTCCAGGGCTTCATCCGGCGCCGTGCTCCGCACGCCCCAGTTGATCGCGCCGCCGGAGTTGTAGTGGTTGTAGGTCTCGCTGGTGTCCGTGATGAGGTTCCCAAGCGGCACGTAGACGCGCTGAGCGAGGGCGGTGGAGCCGATCTGCAACACGCCACCCCGATGCAAGATGCAGAAGTTGTCGTCTCGGCCCTTGAGCACGATGTCTCCGGGCTTGGGCCTGGCCCGACCACCGCCGTAGGTGAAGCCCGTCGTTTCCGTTCCAGTCCTGAGCTTCTCCGATGCCATAATGAACGCGAGGACGAAGGGCGGAGGTCCATCGCTCGGGATGCACACGAAGCACTTGGCGCCGATCTCGGGCACCGCGTACATGCCCTCGCCATTCGAGGAGTGCATGTAGGGAGACGACACCTGAATGTCGCCCCAGAAGCGACGGTCGAACACGCTGGCGCAGTCCACCGTCCAGTTCTTCATGTTGACGTTCGTGACGCGCGCCTCGAACACGAACGCTTCCTTCGCACCCTCCGGCTGCGTCCAGGAGTTCTTGAACGCGGTCCTTGGAGCAGCGCGGTCCTTACCGCCGCCAGGAGTGTTCTTGACCGCCATATCAGTAGTGGTGTCCCGGTACGTTGGCTACATGAGGCATGACGTGCTTCTTCTTCTCCGTCATCCCGAACTCCGCACCATAAGCCATGCCGGGAATGGGGTGTAGACCGTGGATGTCGGAGTAGGCGTTCGTCGCGGCGGCCTCCATCACGCTACCACGCAGCCGCTCGAAGTTCATCTTCGCCATCCAGTCTTCCTGCAGGTGTAGAGGTAGGACGTCAACACCCTTGAGGATGGGGGCATGCTGAACGGGCTTCTTGCCCTTCGTGGCGAGCTCCTTGTTCATCTGCCGGATGACGGAGGTGGGGTGGTACTCGCCCTTGAGGATGCCCTCGGCGTGCCCAGGCTCGATGACGCGTGTGAGGTTGCTCATGCCCTTCACGAGCATCTCGACGTTCTGCCGACGGATGCCCTCCGAGGAGTACAGGCTGTGGAGCTCGTTGACCAGGTGGTTCTGCACCGCCTCCATGTTGCCCGTCGCCTTGTAGAGCGTGTGCGGGTTCACGAAGGTGCGGTTGGGGTCGCTGAGCACGTCCCCCGCCTTCACGGTCATACCCACCTTGGGAGGCTCCCACCTAACCTTGTTCAGGCCGGGCAAGGGATCCGTCAAGCGCCTGCCACCGCGGTCCAAGGGCACGAAGTGCTCCTGCCCGTTGATGGTGACCGTACTACCCAACTTGCTGTGCTCCACCTTCTCGATCTTCCCAGCGTGCATGGCAAGCGCAGCTTCGTCGGGGATTCTCTCCGGCAGCTTCGTCAGCTGCTGCACGCGCCCGAACTGCCCGATGAGCTTTCCTCCACCGCCAGCCACACCGCCGGTGTGAAAGACGCGGAGTGCCAACTGCGTAGAGCGCTCACCAAGAGACTGGGAGGCAAGGATGCCCACGTTGGTGCCCATGTCGTAGTGCGAACCGGAAGCGGACAGGCCAGCACACTTCTGGCAGATGCCTTTGCCGTGCTCGCACTTGAGCGGACTGCGCACCGCGACCTGAGCGTTCTTGTCCAGGGTACGGATCTGCGAGACGACATCGGGGCTGAGCACAGTCCCTTTGGGGAACACCTGATTCCGCACCTTGATGTCTGCCACAAGCTCGCGGTCGTGCACGTCGTTCGACGTGATGGGTAGTGCCACGCCGCGCTGCGTGCCGCAGTCGTGACCGTTCACGACCAGGTTCATCGTCGTGTTGATGAGCTGCTTCGTGAAGTAGCCCGGCTCGCGCACTTCCTGAACCTTCGCGACGGCGCCCTTGCGCTGCCCGTGCATCTGCGTCCAGTAGCCGAACATGTCGAGACCCTCGGCGTAGGACTTCGTCACCGGCGTGGGGATGACGCGTCCCGAGGCGTCGTTCATGAGCATGGGCGCGAGCTTGATCTGCCTGTACTGATCCCAGCTCGGCTTCAGCCCGGACGCGCTCATCTCATGCAACGTGTTCTTGTTGTTCTGCAGGTGGGCCTTGTGCAGATCGGCAATCGTACCCGTTGCCTTCTGCCACTCATCGATGACCCGCGCATCCTTCATGGATTGGGAGATGCTGGAGGCGTTGATGGAATCCACCTTCTTCTGCGTGCTCTTGATGACGGGGTCACGAGACGCCTTGTCCACGGCGAAGTCGTCCAAGGAGAACGAGTGCGTGCCCGTGGGAAGGAACTTGACGCGGTTCTTCTGGTCCTCCGCGGCGTGAATGGCGGCGGAGCCGGTATGGTCGGGGTGCCGAATGGCCAGGGCGCCGTACGACATGCCGTAACCCAAGTCCTTCAACTTGTTGGCCACCTCACCAAAATCCTTCGTGTGGTTGACGGCGATGTTCTTGTAGAGCTCCGCGATCCCCTTCTTGTCCAACGTCATGCTGTGGTCAGTCAGCACCTTGGAGCGGAGCGCCTCTGGAACGGCAGACGACAGGAGTAGGCGACCCGGAGTCGTCTTCCCTACGCCGTTGACGTGCACAAGGTCGTTGATGTGCGAAGACCCCGAATCGACGGCCTTCAGGGCCTCCGCGGGATCCTTGAACTTCTTGCCCGTGTCCGTTCCAATCCTGGCTAGCTTGTACAACCCGAGTGCACTCTCGTGCGTGGGCGCGTTCATGATGTGCCCCGTCGATTCGTTGAAGAGGTTGTTCGACGGGAACATCTTCCGCGCCTCTTGCACTGCGTCAGGGCTGATGGGCACGTAGACGCTCATGGCGTCGCCATCGAAGTCGGCGTTGTAGCCCCCGGTCACGAGGGGATGGATCTGAATGGCCTTGCCAGGCACCCGGTGCGCGTTGAACGCCATGATGCCGTGCTTGTGCAGGACAGGGTCACGCTTCAGAAGAACCGGGCGGTCCTCCATCACGAGGTCCAGCGCGCGCAAGACCTGGCTGTTCTTGTGCGCGTCCTTGCTAGCCAGCATCTTCTGCGCTTCGAGGGGATGCGGCGCCGCGCCGATGTCCACCATCTTCTTGACCACGAAGGGTCGGAAAAGCGTGACGGCCTTCTCGCTCGGTAGCCCAACCTGGTCGAGCCCCATGGCGGGCTCCGGCACGATGGTACTCCGCATGGTCAGGTCCTGCCGACGGCTCAACAGCGTGTTCTGGAAGTAACCCTCCTTCGGGCTCTTGCCCGAGATCTGAAGGAGGATGCCCTTGGCCTTACCCTCGCGGTCCTCCCGATTGGCACCGATGCCCATCAAGGCCTTCACGCCGTCGTACAGGCTCGCGCGCTGTTCCTTCTTGTCGTGGTCGGTGAGCTGCGACTTGAAGTCCTTGTGCTTCATCTCGTCGTTGAGGCTGGCGAGGTCGCTGTAGAGGCCGTTCAGATCTGCCCAGCGCACGTTGCCGTCGGGCAGCACGGAAGCAGGACGCATCGCGGGAGGCAGCACGGGGATGTGGTGAAGGGCGTACGCATCCTTCGGGCTCATGCTGAGCTCGTCGAGCGCCTTGAGGTACTTCACCTTCTTCAGGGCAGTGTCCATCTTCTGCGCGGCGGCGCCAAACTGGATGGCCTTGGGTACGGGGGCCTTGGCGAGGTCCTCCTGAGCTTTCTTGAGCTCCGCCTGTACGTCGACCTTCCCAAGCATGTGCACCACCGCGGCTCCCCCGGTGATGGAGTCGGCAGATCCCACGGGCACGAACTCTCCCGTGTGCTGATGAACTGCCTTGTTGCTGTTGATGAGGTCGGAGTACTGCCCCTTCGTGATGTTCAGGATGCGCTGGATGGGCGCCTCGAACACGGGATTGGGCATGGGCTCCGCCAACGTGAAGTGCGTCCAATGCTTGCCGCTGTGCCCACCCGTGAGCTTGGGATCGAACAAGCCTCCAGGCTTCGGTACGGGCTCGCCATTCTTGTCGAGCTTGGTGTACGTCAGGTCAGCCGGCTTCGGGAGCTCGGCATTTGACATCTTCAGGATCTGCTTGTCCGTAAGAGGCGTGAGCTGAAAGCGATGCCCCTTCTTCTCGATGTTCACGCCCGCACCACGTAGCATGTCCGTGAACTTCTGGAAGGCGAACGTGGGGCGCGGAGGGGGCAGGGCGTCCCCAGTCTGGATGGCACGCCACACCTCTTCATGCTGACTCGGCCACCGCTTCCCGTCAGGAGCGGCATCGGGGCCCTCACTCTTCCACGTCTGCATCTCGCGGATGTTGGCCTTCGCCCCATGCGCAAGCATCGTGTACATGCCGAGGTTGCCGATGGACTGAGCACCCGAGTGGCCACCACCGACGGGCATGAGGTTCAGGTCGTAGCCCTCCGGAGCCGTACCGCGCAGATCCATGCCCGAACGTGCAGAGTCCTTCTTGTCAATCTGGTGCATCAGCTTGAGCATGTACTGAGGACCGACTAGAGCCTTTCCCAGCTTCACACCGGTGGTGGGGTCGTGGAGCTCCTCCGTGTCGGTGAGGCCGTGCTCCTTGAGCTCCTTCTTCATGCGGCCGATGTTGTCCGGTCCGTGCATGAAGTTCTCTACGATGTAGGGCTTGCCCGTCTTCTGAGCAATCTTACCCGCCACCGTTTCCAGTACCTGCCCCACGTTGATGCGGCCGGGAACCCCTGCAGGATTCAGCGCCACCTCGATGTGCTTGCCGTCCGCGGTGTGCGGCATCTCATGGTCCGGAAGGACCTGCGTGACGATGCCCTTGTTGCCGTGCCGACCGCTGACCTTGTCGCCGACCTGCATGGGCTCCGTCGTTCGTACGTGCACGGCGACGGTGCCGTCCTTGTTCTTGTGCACGCCAACGACCTCGCCCGGGTAGTCCGCATCCCATCGCAGCGACGTATCGGTGTGCGCCCCGGACAGGCTCCTACGAATGGCCGCGGCGCCGGAGCGGTCTCGGAGGTTGTACGGGCGCGTGGCGAGGACGAGTGGATCCCCAGGCTTCACGACCTGACCAACGCGTACAAGGCCCTCGTCGTTGAGGATGCTGAACTGGTCCTTCGTGAATGCTTCGGGGTGCTGGTCCTTGAAGACATCCGCGCGGGTGATGGTGTCTGGAGTGAGCCGCGTCGAGGGCTTGTAGAGGTGCACGCTCGCCAGCTTGTTGGCGGCACTTTGGCTGATGACCACGCCGTCATCGAAGTTGTAGCCCTTGTAGGGTAGGTAGGCGACGCGCAGGTTCGTGCCGAGCGCAAGCTTCCCGCCCTTCGTGAAGTTCGTGTCGGCCACGAGCTGCCCGCTCTTCACCGAGTCGCCTACCTTCACCACGGGCTCGGAGTGCAGAACAGCCTTGGGATCGTTCAGGGGGAAGTTGTTGTAGAGCTGTACCTCCCGCACCTTTCCATCCGCACCCTCGACGTGCACGGCATCCTTCTTCACGGCAACGACTTTCCCACTCACGGGCGCCGCGTGACCGGAGATGCCGCCGACGAGATCCTCGAAGGTCTTCCACCCACTCGACCCCGTGCCCACCTGCACCAAAGGCTCTTCCCTGTGCTTGAGCGAAATGGCCTGCTCGATGTGGTGCGTGGCGTAGCTAGCACGACCGCCGGAGTTGCTGTTCACGAAGGGCACAAGGTTCGTCGTGATGCTCAGCATTTGCGACGGGTGCTTCATCACATACTGGGCATCGCTGAACTTCCCCTCGGCCAGCGCGTTCCCAGGCAGCGCCATCTTCACGTTCTTGGAGATGGGCGTGGGCTTGTTACCATCCCAACGCACTTGGTCAGGCAGCACAACCGACGAGGACATGAACTGCTGCGGCGTGACCCAGTCCGTCTTGTTGGTCTTCAGGTTGTGCACGGGGATCTTCGGATCCTTGCCAACCTTCTCCACGCTCACGGGCAGGTGCAGGATGACGCCCGTCTTGTCGTTCTCGGGTGTGTGCAGGGGATCGAGGAAGCCGAGGTGCGACGGGTTCACGAGCTTCGCTTCATCGAGGTTCACGTGCGCGCTCTGGATGCCGCCAGGCCCCATGAGCGTCGTCTGCATCGAGCTCGCCACCATCTCGACGGGGTTGATCTGGTCGGCGGTGCGCGCTGCGGAGTTCTTCGTGAACGTCTCCCGAATGGGGATGTTGAACGTCCCGAACTTCACCGCCTGGCGGATGCCCTTGCCCGTGTTCAGCTGACGAATGATCTTGTTCTTGATGGCGCTCTTCGTGCTGCTGTCCGTCAGCTTGTCGTGTGCGAAGTCTCCCAACCCACGCAGGTCCTTGAACACCAAGCTGTCACGGTCGTCCTCGGGTGCTCCCTGGTGCACCTTCAACATCTTCGCCGTGGCGAGCGTGAGGACCTCACCATCGATGCCGGTGAAGGGCTTCCCGAGCGTGACCTTGGTGGCTTCCGGACGTAGCTTGGAATCGCGGAGGGTGTCGATGAGGTACTTCTCCGCGTCGGCCTGACTCTTCGGGGCCTCCCCCTTGTCCACCTTGTAGAACTTCGCGAGGGTGTTGGCTGTACCACGCGCAGCCTTGCTTGCCTCGAAGACCTCCTTGCCCCAGCTCTGCTTCAGCGTGTCGTCATCCACGCCGAGCGCCTTCATGATGGGGTAGACGGGAATGGCCTTCGAACTTCCGCGGTCGATGTAGAACGCCTTCTTCTCGGGGTAGAAGACGACATCGAAGGGACGCTTGTTCGGCACGTTGAAGCGCGTTTCGAGCTCGCCCGACTGGCGCCGGCGGGTGTAGACGCCCGGCTTCAGCTGCCACTGATTGTCGACTTGGTACTCGCTACCATCCACGATGTAGCTGTACCGGCGCGTGGTCATCGGCAGCTCGGCCAAACGGACCTTCTTCCGCTCGGTGACCTTGCCCGTGGCGTTGTCCCGAAGGACCATGTTGCCCCATACCGGCGCGCTCCAGCTCTCACCGGACACCTTGGCCTGGTGCTGCGCGCGGATGTCGTCGGCATGAAGACCCTCGTCCTTCACCTCCAGGCCGTCGAGCTCCAGCGTGTGCGTTCTGCCCTGTACGGGGAAGTGCGTCTTGATCCCTTCAAGGACTCGCTCACGGAACTCGTTGAACGCTTCTTTGTGATCAAGGTGCGCCATGGGTGCCTACGATTCTACCCCAAGCCCGACCCTATCCCAGCGGAAGGATAGCAGCAAGCCAGCCTCGCCACGCGGCATAAGAGTAGCGGAAGGAGGTCGTTGCCATGAACGACCGCAAGGACGAAGACTCGGGTGACCGCGCCAAGAAGGCCGTACGCTCCATCTACGACCACGATGAGAAGGAAGAGAAGAAGGAACGCGAGGAGAAGGACAAGGAGAAGGACGAGTAGGTGTTCTGGCTCGGCGTCATGGTGGGCGCGCTGCAAGGCGCGCTCCTTTACATCTGGGAAAGGGCCAATGCTCCTGAACCCGTACAGCAACAGCCTGCAGGTGGTGCCGGGAACCCGGATCCTCAGCGTGGAGCTGGGCCTGTCGGGCCTGAAGCTCCCGGACCCGCACCTGCAGGACAGGACGTGGGTTATCACGGGGGTCTACGCCCCCATCCCTAGCCGCCGACTCGGCGGCATCCGGGTGAAGCTCGAAGACCAGAAGAACTTCATCACGTTCTGCAACCAACGTGATCTTGAAGTTCTACTGGGCGTGGCAGACCCGGGAGACTACTGCCACTGGGCCGAGCAAGAGTACCCCGATCCCTCCGACCGCGAGTGGTACGGCTTCGCGGCGGATTGGGAGGACCTCGCCGACGACATGCTCGAACGGGAGTACGGCTTGAGGGCGCAAATCCCGGGTGTGCTCCCGTACGGACTGGAGGTGTCCCGCCGAGTTCACGTCGATGGGTCGCACGACGTCGAAGAGCTCAGCACCATGTTGTACGACTGCGACCCGCAGACGGGCATGGGCCCGGACATGAGACTGGAAACCATCGACACCCGCTGGGCGCGGGTGGGGAGAGACAAGATCCTGTGGAAGAGAATCTGATCGCAACGGAGCACATCTGCTCCGACTGCGGGGAGGAGCTCGCCCTAACGGACGAGGTCTTTCTAGTCCAGGTGCTCTACCAGAGCATCACCCCTGAAGGCGGCGAGGTCTTCTACAACGTGGAGGAGGGTGGCGACTTCGTCTACACCCCGCACTTCTTCTGCATGGAGTGCTGGGAGGAGACGAGGGAGACGTTGGAAGGCCTGGTGGAAGACCTGCCGCCGGTGGGCAAGCCCGGTGCCACGCGCTCTTGCGCCATCTGCAAGAGTGGCATCGAGAACATGGAGATCACCGCTGTCATCACCCTCGGTGAGCTCAGGCGCTCGCAGCGCATGCCGGCGGGCAAACCCACCATCCACTTCGCCGGCGTGCAGAAGCCGGAGGTGTGGTGCCGCGCCTGCGCTGCACGGTTGAGCGGTGACGTCATCGAGCTATGGGAAGAGGGCTTCGATGACGACGAGCGCGATGAGGTCATGTACCGCCAGCAGCAAGAGGCAGATGGCCAGTACGGATAGGCGCCGTCTGTTTCTAACGCCGCATGCGCTCAGCCGCATGCGGTCGTACTGGCGGTGCATCCGCCACATGAGCGACACCGACTTGTGCCGCCGGGTGCTACCGAAGATCGACAAGGCCCTGAAGAAGGGCAAAGGGATCGAGACGCCCGGCGGCACGCTCGTTCCCTTTAGCTTGGAAGGTGAGGATGCCTACGCCGTGCTGCACGGAGGGCAGATCGTGACGGTTCTTCAGAAGGAGTGGTGCCGAGAGGCCCAAGAAATCGAGAGGAAGAATGAGTACAACGCTTGAGCAGTACCTCGTGACGATGATGATGACTCCCATCATCGACCCCTGCGACCCGCGCTCGCTGTTCGACCCGGTCACTCTGTGGGGCATCTCCACGTGTCTTGTGGGCCTGTCCGGTATCCGCAAGAGCAAGAGGATCAGCACCATCGGGAACATGGTGGGCCTGGACACCTACTGCTTCTCGGGCTCGACGAAGCAACCCGACGACTTCTCCGGCGTCTACGTGCCTACCACGACGGGTATCCTCGTGGAGTGCGTCCTGCCCGCCGCGCGCGCCATCATCAACAAGGGCCGCGGTGTCATCTTCGCCGATGAGGTGAGCTGCATGAGGCCCGCCGTGCAAGCTGGCTTCCTCACCATGATCGATGAGAAGCGGGTTGGCGACACGCCGCTGCCCGGCAAGACACGGATCTTGATGGCGATGAACCCACCAGAGCACGCCGCGGGTGGCTACCCCATCAGTCCGCCCATGGCGAACAAGATGGCGCACAAGCCGTACAAGTGCCCGCCGCAGCGAGAGCGTCGGCAGTGGCGCATGGGCATCCGTGTGGAGAATCCGCTGAAGAACGTCCAGGATGCCGAGAAGATGGTGCTGGACAACTTCTACAAGCACTGGGGTGAGGTGAACGCGCTCTTCATCGGCTTCGACGAGTGCCGACAAGACCTCGCGCACGTTCAGCCCGAGCCCGACGACCCGAAGAGCGGAGGCGCGTGGCCCAGCCTGCGCACGTGGCACTGGGCAAGCTGCGCTGTCACGACCGCGCGAGCACTGGGCATGCCCCAGGAGCTCGAAGGCGAGATCGTCGAGTCGCTCGTGGGTGAAGAAGCCGGAGAGGCATGGAGTGAGTGGGCGGCGAAGGCGAACCTGCCGAAGCCCGAGAAGATGCTCGCGGAGAAGTGGAGGTACGACCGCCTGCGCATCGACATCTCCATGGCAGCCATCGCCAACATGGCCAAGTACGTCATCGACTTGGCGTACAAGGACGCCGTGAAGGCAGCCATCCCTGCGTGGGACATCCTCTACCACGTCATCACGGACGGCAACGCCGACCTGGCGACGGAGTCCACCCAGCTGTTCATCCGCAACAAGCTGGGAAGAAAGCACCACGGCAACGCCGACCTATCCGCTGCCGCAGAGAAGGTCATCGCGGCCTTGGACGCGGGTGGATACGGCAGACCGGATCTGCGCGATGACTGACGCCTACATCCCCGAAGCAGCACAGCTCCTGGCCAAGGGAAGGAAGTACGCCATCAAGCGGGCTCCCTACTGCGGCATGCTTTACAAGCTGGTGCCCATCCAGGTGACGGGCATCGGCACGATGGGCGTGTCGAAGGGCCTGGTGCTGGCGTACGACCCCGTGTGGCTCCTCACCGACCCAGAGATCACCGACTACGACGTCGTCGGTGGGTGCGTCTTTCACGAGGCGATGCACCCGTCGCTGAACCACCTGGTGCGCATCGAGGAGCTGCGCATCAGGACGGCGAGCAGCTTCTCCCCAGAAGCGGCCAACTACGCTGCCGACTACACCATCAACCCTCCCATGCTGGAAGCAGGTTGGAAGCTACCCAGCTGGGGGTGCCACCCCGAGAAGCAGGGCTTCAAGAAGGGTCTGACGCTGGAGCAGTACTACGAGCTGCTCATGCGCAACCAGAAGAAGATGGAGAAGATGCCCAAGGGGGTAGCCGGCGGGAAGTGCGGAGGCGTAGCGGGAAACCCAATCTCCAAGGCGCTGGAGGATACGCTCGACAAGGCGGCGGGTCGGTCGGAGACCGAGGTAGAGCAGGCCAAGAAGAGCGCCGTTTCCAGCATGAAGGAGTACGCCAAGAAGAACGGATGGGGGAGCATCCCCGGCGCCTCCAAGAGCGACATCATCTTCCAGGAGAAGCGCAGCACGATCAACTGGCGGCACAAGCTCCGACATGTAGCCGGCAAGCTACTCGGCCGTATCGCCAACGGTGGCTTCGACTACTCGTTGGCACACCCGAATCGACGAGCCGCGCTTCTTGGTGTCATCCGACGGGGACTCGTAGACCCCGAGCTCGAAGTCGCCTTCATCCGGGACACGTCGGCATCCATGGATGACGACATGATCAACGTCGCCAACAACGAGATCATCAACGTCATGAAGCAGATGAACATCGACGAGGTGTGGCTGCTCGACGCGGATGTGAAGGTGCAGCGGAAGCCCACACGCGTGCACGTGCGGGACGTCAAGAAGCTCCCGGCTCTCGGCCGTGGAGGGACGTCCTTCAAGCACGCGCTTGCCGCCGTGACGAAGCTGAACCCCAGGCCCGACGTGGTGTTCTACCTCACCGACGGCTACGGGGACAGCCCGGCACGTCCAGTCAACATGAACGTCATCTGGTGCACGATCCCGCCATGCAAGGTGCCGGCGCCGTGGGGCACCGTCGTCGAGTGCAAAGACTGAGCAGGGCGCGGCATAAGAAGAGTGAAGAGGTGGAGACGCCTCTACAAGCTACCTCGCGCGTGTGGGTCCTCCGGAGTCCTGGTGGTGGCTCCTCTCCTTCTCCCGGGCGCCCACACGCGCTTTTCCTAGCCGCAAAAACGCCTGGAAAGCAGGCATAAGAACAATGACCAGGAAACCAAGGCAAATAGGAGACGGAACCATGAAAACGAAGATCGAAGCTCTCCAGGCCGTTCGCGATTCTTACCGCTACACGCTCTATACGCGGGAAGGAAACCGGTGGGTCAAGTACTCCCGCGGGTTCGCGGGTTCGCTTGACCGCGAGACAATCTCGCGGCTCCCCAACGAGGTCTTCTCCGCCTTCGCAGCGTACCAGGGAACGGCACTCGGACACGCCGTCCTCTGGGACGGGTGGCGTGCTGAGAACGTGCGAGACGAGCGCGACGAGCGCCGTGTGGTGGTCGAGCGCCGTGTGCACCACACGAGCAGCGGCGCCGTGGCCGCTGGCATCGTCATGGGCGCCATCGTCAACGAGTTCCTGAAGGGCTGACCAGCGGCCCGGAAGGAGTGGAGAAGTAGAGCGGGGGTCACACCCCGCTCTACTTCTTCGTAGCCCTAGATTGGCGCGTTCGCACGACGCGGCGGCAGCTTGTCGGGCAAGGGCTGCATGTTGACGCCCTGCTCTTGTCCTTGCTGCCCGCCACCAGCACCCATCGAGGCCAGGTACTGCTGCACCAGCTGCGCGAGCTCGGGACTCTGGGCAGCGATGGCCTGGATGGCCTGCTGTTGCTGGTCGGGTGGCATCTGCGAGAGCTGCTGCGCGTAGCTCTGCGCCATGCTGTTGAGGTCCATGCCGGCCTGCCCTTCGGGCAGACGCTGGCCTGCGTTGAGCTGGCTCTGGGCCTCGGGCGGAGCGGGCCCCTGACCTCCTGCTTCGGCCGGAGGTGCCTGCGGAGGGCCACCCTCTTCAGGAGGCGGAGTGGTCGGGGCGGCCTCGGGACCGCCGGGCTCGCCGGGGGCCTGGGGTGCGGCCTGCGCTCCCTGCATGGCCTGCTGCGCCTTCACCTGCATCTTCTGCATGATTACCTGCGCCTCGCCTTGGATCTCCGCCTGGGCGAGCTGCTGCTTCTTCTGAGTCGCGAGCGTCTTGTCCGACTCGCGGCTCATGATCTCGTCTTCCTCTTCCTTGTCTAGATCCGCATCCGCAAGAAGGGTGGTGTCCGAGATCTTCTGCGCACCGCTGAGCTGGAAGAGGTACGCCTTGCGCTGCAGGTCGTCGGCCATCTTGAAGGGCTTGAACCTGATGTTGGCCACGGGCCAACGCATGAAGTTCGCGATGAAGCGCATGACCCAGCGCGCCATGAGTCGGTGCCGACTCACGTAGCCGATGAACGCGTTCTCCAGCATGCGCATCGACACGTTCGTGCCCGCGTAGCTGAGCCCGCCCATCAGGAACTCCTTGGGCACACCCATCCCCATGATGATGTGCTCGGAGAGCGACTGGATCTCGTTGAAGAGCAAGAGCTGCTTGCCCTCACCGCCGACGGTCTGCTGCCCCAAGGGCAGCGGCATGATGGGGATGTAGTTGTTGTCGAAGCGCCACCGGGCAATCTCGCTCGCCACTTGGTCACGCCAGTCGATGAGGTTGATGGTCGTGAAGGGGTCGGTGGTACCCGACGCAGCCTGCGGGAACAGGACCCGCAGCGGCACGATGTGCTCCAGCAGGATGGCCTCCTGCGCCTTCTTCATCATCTGCAGGTAGAAGGTGTCCTTGAGCACGGGCATGATGAGCGGAACGCCCCAGCCACGGTCCTGCCACGCCAGCGTGGGCCTCTTGAGATGGAAGAGGTTGTCCTTGCTGATGACCACACCCTTGCCCTGGCGCAGGGCCTGGATGAAGATCTGCGGGATCTTGTCGACGACGTCCTTCTTCCCCACGGTGATGTCGTTCCGAAGGGGGCCCGGGATGGTGTAGAAGTACGTCGAGTCGCCCGTCATCTCGTTGTAGCTGATCTCGACGTCCTCGACGTTCCAACGGATGAGCTTGATGCCGCTGGCGTTGCGCACGTAGTGGTCGTAGGCGGTTGCTTCCGACGTGCTGCCGCACTTCGGGCAGTTCAGCCTGAACTCGTAGTTCGTGAAGGTCCAGAGTGGCTTCGTCTTCTCGGCGCGCTCCGTCCAGCCGCACTCCTTGCACTTCAGGTACTTCTGGAAGGGGAAGCTGATGCTGGTGATGCAGTTGCCGTAGCAGTGGTAGTCGAGGCCGCTCTCGATTTGGAAGTTGCGGTACTGCAGGTGGTCGTGGAAGTACTCGCGCCACTTCTTCCGAACGCCCGGGTCGTCGTGGTCGACGATGATGTCCGTGATGGGGTACTCGGAGAGCTTGAAGACCGTCGCGTTGACGAGGGGGTTGGTGAAGAAGTAGAAGCGGCAGAACTTGAACAGGTGCTTGATCGTCGTCGGCAGGTACGTGTGCGCGACGTCGAAGAAGGGGGACGGGTAGTTGACGCCGGCTCCGGCGCCTCCCTGAATGCGGCCTCTCGTCATCGAGAAGCGCATGGCCGCGTTGGGACTGGTGCCTGTACCGAAGATGCCGCCGGTGAAGCTCATACGCCCATGCCCTCTGGCGGCCTACCCAAGGCCGAGTTCGAGTAGTTGCGCTCGATGGGGAAGGGCGGGTTGCCCCCGTCTCCACCCTCGGTGCCGGGAACCTGCGCCACGCTGGGCAGGCCCGCATGCCGGTTGCGCAGCTTGTCGATGCCCTTCCCGACGGTCTTACCGGCTGCCTGTGCGCCCCTGGCTAGGACCTGGCCTCCGACGAACGGCATGACCGTGAAGGGCGAGAGCATCCCCGCGGCGGCCATGCCCGCTTCGCGCCCCACGGCCTGTCCGCGTTCTTCCTTGGGCGACGTGGCCGCAGCCAAGCCCACCATTCCCAGCGGGAGACCCACGTTGAGGGCCTTCATGGCCGCGGTGTCTCCATGCCACCCAGCGCCCACGCCGGCCTTGAGGGCTTCCATGCGGTTGGGGCCCTTGAGGGCCTGGTACATCCCCGGCAGATTGGTCATGCCGTGTTCCACGGACTTCTCGACCGCACCTTGATGCTGCAGCGCCAACTCGTACTCCTTCCGAGCAGCAGAGCGTGCCTTCAGCGCCTTGGGGTCGAGTACGTCATGCGCCACACCCTCGGCGGCTCCCGGGGTGGGTGCTTTCGTGAGACCGCGTACTTTGCCAGAAGCGAGGTCCTTGCCCGTAGCACCTGACGCCGACTCCCACTTCTGCAACGCCTTCGCCGCACGCTGCTTGGCGCCCCAGGCACCACCACGAACAGATTCGAGGCCCGCCTCCGGAGTCCACCCCGTCAGGGAGTGGAGCTGACGCTGGCCTGAGCGGGCCAGGCTGGCGTGCAGGCCCTCCTTCCCAGACAGCTCCCGAGCCAGCTCCACACCCCGCTGGCCCGAAAGGGCACCCGCGCCGGCGCCCGCCAGAGCCCCGACGGTAGCGCCGCGTCCTACCCCCATCGCCCCTCTGCCAAGCCCCATGAGCGCTGCCTGCCCGCGGCTCGCGCCCTGCTCGCGCGCTTCCCGGTAGCCCCGCACGCCGCCCACGCCGAGGCCTCCCAGGCCACCCACGGCGGCCCCAAGACCCGCGCCAGCACCGATGGCGGAGCCCTGCCGAGAGAGGAGATTCCGGGCCGCCTGCATGCCTGGAATCGCTGCGCCCTTCTCCAGCTCATCCTGAAGCGCCAGCAGCATCTCTGGGGGGAAGCTAGACATAGAGCAACGCCGTGAGCTGTTGGCGCAGGTGGTCGCGGTTCCCCAGAAGAGCCTGGTGCACGATCAGCATGCGCCGGAGTTGTTCGTTCGTGACGCCGGGCGCTTGCGGGGCCACACCCGTACGTCGCACATCGGGCCAGAGCTTGCGGACTTCCTCGCAGTCCACAATGTATTCGGAGGCGTCCACCGTCACAAAGTCCAAGGGCTCCGGTGGACAGAAGATGCCGTCGAACTTGCACACCGTGGCAAGGTAGGCCTTGAGCTCATCGCTCCACTGAACGTCATCGCGCACGCGGTTGGCCGTCTCAACGGAGATCGCACACTGCGCAACGGTGGGCACCTGCATGTGCACGAAGTCGGGGAACAAGTTGTTCAGCGGCATCGTGCAAGCGAGAAAGACCTCCCAGTTCGTCCAGTACATCCCCACGTAGTGCAGCGTCTTCATGGCGTTGAGCTTGGACATGGCCAAGTCGCTCACGCCCTTCGTGGGGAAGTCGTGCTCGATGTGCAGGCGCACCGTCTCCGGCTCCCACTCCATCCAGTCCGGGCCGTACTTCCGAAGCAGGAGCAGGTCCAAGACGTATGGGTGTGCGTCGGGATGCTGGAAGATGTTGATGAGCGCGAGTTTGGTAGCAGGCGCCTCGGGCTTCACCGAGCTCTTCGTTGCCGCGGCTCCCTGCGCCGTCTCGGTCTGCTCTTGCGCCTCGTCGTCCACGTTCGACAAGGACGATGGGATGATCGCCTCCGACTCCTTCGTCAGGCCGAGCTGACGGACGGCGTCGCGGAACCTTCGCTGGATCTCTTCGTTCACGACGTTGACGCGCCGAAGGTGGTGGAGTCGCTGGCGTTGGCCATGCGCATCAGCACGAGCTTCTGGTCACGCGGCATGGAATCGAAGATGGACTTGGGGTCGTTCTTGAACTCCTTGGCGAAGTCCTTGCCGAACTTCTCGCAGACCATCTCGTGCTTGTGCTTGGCGAGCTCGACGAGCTTGCGCTCCGTCGTGTACTCGTTGCCGACGAGAATGGATTCCTCTGGGTCGGTCTTGCTCACCTCGGCAGCCGTCTTGCCGAAGGTGGAGAAGTAGGGGTCGGGGACATCCCCGCCCCAGAACTCGTCGATGCACGCCTGCTTGTCGAACTCGCTGAGAAGCACAGCGAACTCCTCGGGCTGTACGAACGGGCGAGCGCTGGCAACCTTGTCCAGCAGCGCCACGTCGGACTCATCCTTGAGGATGCTGCGTCGCGCGTCCAGCGCAATCTTGATCTGCTCCGGGGGAGCGTACGTCTCGGAGCCGTAGCGCTCGGCGAGGGTGCTCACGCGGATGCCCAGAACATGCGCGCGCTTCACCATGTTCTGGCAGTACTCGTGGCGCATCTCCGGCGTCATGTGCACGCCGTACTCGTCGAAGTAGCTGGCGGCCTTCTCCACTTGCGCGACGCTGTCGAGCGGGTAGAGCTCGCGGTGCGGCATGGCGTAGTAGCTCGCCTTCTTCACCGTCACCGTCTTGGGTGCCTCCTTGCCGGAGACATCCACCCGAGGCTTGAGCGAGGTCTGGGGCTCCGCCTTCGGATTCTCGCCCTCGACCATGGTGTTGACTTCAGGCGCCGTCGTCTGCTCGAAGGCAACCTTGAGCAGCTCATCTTCTTCGGCGGCAACCGATGCCGTCTTGTTGATGACGGACAAGGGCTTCTTCGTCATGTTCTTCTCGCTGGGTGAGGGGCTCTGCGGCATGTCGTAGGTGTTGGCGAGCTCGGACTCCTTGGTCTTCCAGCCCTCTGCATCCCGCCACGCCTGCTGCTTCGTCACGACTTGATGGCTCATCGCATCCTCGCTGGTCACTGCGGAACCGGAGTGGCCTTCAGCACGTTGGGGTTGATGATAGCCCCGGAGGCCTTGGCCTCTTCGCCGCGCGCCTTGGCCGTCTGCCCGATGCCCTTGATCTGTCCCGGCACTGTCATGGCCGTCATGGCGGTACCGAGGGGATTTTGTACGGCCTTCTTGGCACCCCACGACAGGAGGCCCGCTTCTTTGGCCTCACCCTCGTCCTTGGGCGAATCCTCTTGTTTCTTCCACTTCTTCAGCTCGTGGTGACCCGCAGCAGCGCCCAGCCCAACGGCTCCTACAGCTGCTGTAGCCGCACGCGCTTGGGTCGTTCCTCTACGTGCTTCATGCTCGATCTTGTTGTAACGCCCTAGCGCTTTCACCGCTTTGTCCGCGCTGGCATTTGCCTTCTCCCTGAGATGCTTGGGCGCGCCGTGCTCCCAGAGTGCATTAGCCAGATCTTCTCGACGCTCCGCTCGCTCCAGGGCGCTCTGGCTGGCCGCCTCCGCCTTGCGCACCCCGCTACCGCTGAGGGCGCGGCCGTAGCTCTTGACCGCTCCGACAACCTTCTTGACGATGCCCTTCGCTACCTTCTGAAGCTCTTCGGGCGGGTCGATGTCGTACCAGCCGCACGCAACTTCCAAGTTCGCCGCGGCCACCTTCTGCGCCTCTTCGGGGAGCTTGTGCCGGAGCTGCATGAAGTACTCGACGGCGAGCGCCGTATTGCCCGCGTCGATGCAGGCGTACTTCCTGAGCTCCACCGGGCCGTCCTCCAGCACGAGCGCGAACAAGTCGTCCGGCAGCTGCGCGCGCTCATCCGGCGTGACGACGTGCGCACTCTTGATGAGCTCGGGTACCTGCTCGTAGCGAGGGAAGATGGCTCGAAGAACTTCACCGCTGGGATCGTCGTAGACGTCCAGGACCAAGCCGCTCAGCTTCTCCACGTGGCCTCCTGCCGATAGTAACTACGCGATTCTACAACAGCAAGGGTATTCCAAGAACGCAGCAAAGGGAACCGACGCTGCGAGATAAGAGCAGTGCAGAGAGCACTCTAACAAGGAGTTCGTATGGCCTACCCAACCGGGGATAAGCCCACGTGCATGGGGAAGAAGTCGCCAGCCACGGGCGAGTGGTACTGGCAGCCCCAGCACCCGGAATGTGCAGGGGGCCCGGACCCTGCGTTCGTCAACGCCATCGATGGAGGAAACACCAGACCGAAGTGTCCGTGGTTCGCGCAGTGCGCGGCGGAGACCAGCTCGAACAAGTTGGCCGAAGCTCGGGCCATCCCCGTTCAAGCGCCGAACGCGCCGCTGCGGATCCCCGTCATGCAACCCCAGCCCCAAGCCGGCGCCCTCGCGAACGCGGCGAGAGGGATCGTGCAAGGAGTCGCTCAGGTCGCCGTGAAGGCGCAAACCCCAGTACCAGCACCAGCACCAATACCGCAGCCCATCCAGATGTACCAACCACCACAAGTACCCGTCCGCCCGCCGCAGTGGCAGCCGCAGTCACAGCCGCAGCAGTTCCAGCCGTACGCCATGCAGGCACCGCAGTACGGTCAGGTGCCGATGGTGCCGCCGGCGATGGCGGGCATGCCGCAAGTCGTTCCCATGAACATGCCTACGCCAGGAATGCAGATGATGGGCTACCTAGCGGTGCCCGAGCCCATCATCGAGGGGCAGCACTGGGCGGCGAGGCTGGGCTTCTCGGTCCTGCGCGCCATGTTCAAGGCGTCAGGGCACACCGTCGCGAACTTCTTCGACTTCAACACGTTCGGCGGACCGTGGCCGAATGGGGGTTGACGCGAGGTCGCGCAGGAGAGAAACAAGGCCAGATGAAAATCGTGCGACGAGACCCAGACAAGGGCTACATCGATAGCTGGCTCTGGGTCCCGAAGGCGTACATCAACGTGAACGCGACGATGAGCGCGCTCAACTTCGTGTTCACGGACAGCTACACCGGGAACCAGAAGGTGCTCAGCTTGTGGAAGGAGACTCCACACCACCTTCTGGTGCCCCGCGCCTTCTGGGATCCTGCGACGCTGCCGTTCGAGGTCATCGACTGCCGGCCGATGAAGTACGCGCACGTCGAGTTCAAGAGCCGCGTGCTCTTGGACCACCGACTGGCCATCGTGGACGGTGAGAAGAAGCTGGTGCCTACGGGCGACAACGTGCAGCAGCTCTCCATCAGCGCCATGACGGCCGCCATGGGCGGCGTCCTTCAACTAGCGTGCGGAACGGGCAAGACCGTTGTGGCGCTGGAGAAGATCGCCCGTGGAAAGGTACCCGCGCTCATCCTGCTCGACAACATGAACCTGCTCAAGCAGTGGGCCGATGACATCGAGGAGTTCCTCGACGTGCCCGGTGGTGTGGGCGAGCTCAGCGCAGGCAAGTACGAGTGGAAGAAGGGCATCGTGCTTGCCACGTACCAGACCGTGGCAGCGCGCGCCGACGAGATGACGGAGGAGATGCGACGGTGGTTCGGCCAGATCTTCTGGGACGAGGCCCACCACGTCAACGCGCCCGTCTTCAGTAAGAGCGCCGACCTGTTCTACGGGAAGCGTTATGCGCTGACGGCCACACCACGCCGAGATGATGGCCTGCACATCATCTGCGACTTCCACATCGGCAGGGTGCTGCATCGCGACCTGCGCCAGGCGATGAAGCCGCGCATCTTCTTCAAGTGGACGGGCCTGAAGCTCGACCTCGCCAACCCCATCGTCTCGGACGCGGTGTTGGACAAGAACAAGGAAGTGCATCTCTCGAAGGTCACCAGCTTCTTCGGCAGGTGGCGCGACCGCCTGTGGATGACCATGCAGGATGCCATCGATGCGGCGCAGGCAGGACGCAAGGTCCTGGTGCTCAGCAACAGCATCGACGAAGTCGTCAACCTGCTGACGATGTGGGTGCGGGGTCCGCACGCCGATCTCTACTCCGACATTCCAGATCCCACACCCCAAGAGGTCGGCTCCACGTGCGCCCCCCTGGAGCTCACCCTGAAAGAGGGAGCGAAGCTGGCCCGCGAGCTGGAGCGCATGGAGGTCTACGCAGCCATGAACAAAGCCGACCCCGTCGCCCTCGCCGACCTGAAGCTGCAGAAGGAGCAGTACGACACGTACCTCAAGATCCAACGGGAGCTGGAGAAGCGGCAGCGCGCGTTCTTGAAGCTGCTCATCAACGAGCCGAGCACCGCCGGCGTGATGACCTTCGGAGTGCCCGCCGCCGTGCGGCAGGCCTACGTGAAGGACAAGCAGGTCATCTTCGCCATCACGAAGTACGGCAAGGAGGGGTTGGACTGCCCGGATCTCGACACCGTCATCGTCTCCACGCCGTTCAGCTCCAAGAACAGTATGCAGCAGCTGATGGGTAGGCCCACGAGGCCCAAGCCCGGGAAGAAGACTCCGCTCGTCATCCTCTACGAAGACGAGGTGGGGCAGATGATCGGCATGTGCCAGAAGCTACGGAAGCATCTGCGCTCATGGCCACACGAAGAAGGTGGACCGTTCGATTTCGAGATGCTGGGACACAAGGGGTCATCATGCAACCTAACTTTGAAGCAGGTGTTTGGCTTGTAGCTGGGTGCGGCGGCAAGAAGTACGTCGGGAAGGCGCGCGAGCGGAAGCCCGTGGAGCCGGCCGGTAGCAACGTGGCGACGGGGCACATGTACCTCGACGAAGCCATCGAGCTCATCACCATGGTGATGCCCGTTCAGGGACCGCAGGGCATGGGCATCAACCGCATCGTCATCTGTCAACCCATCGATGGGTGTTCGGGGCCGTCCACCATCGAGATCGTGGCGGACTACTGCCACTGGTTCATGGACATGAACAGCGACGACCTGCGCAGGCATAAGGGCATTGTCGAGGCGGGCCTAGCGCAGATGACGGAGGCGCGCGCTCGGGAGGCTGGATTGGTGCTTCCACATGTACGACCCACATGAGAAGTTGCACAGGCTGTGGCAAGAATGGCAGTACTGCCGAAAGTGCTCTCTGAACGAACGCCGCGTTGAGGGGCAGCGCCCCATCGTGTTCGGCGAAGGCGCCGTTCGCGGCGTCATGTTCATCGGGGAGGGCCCTGGAAAAGAGGAGGAGCAGAGCGGGCAACCGTTCATCGGCAAGTCCGGCAAGGTGCTCCGCGTAGCCCTGCAGAAGCTGGGCCTACGCTACGCCAGCTACATCACCAACGCGGTGTGCTGTCGTAGTTGTGGGCCCATGATGGATAACGACGGGAGGCCTATGGGCTTCACGCGAGGCGGCGTGTTCACGCCCATCATCAAGGACAAGGCCCCGAAGACGGAGCACTTGCAAGCGTGCCTCCCCCGTTTGTACGAGCAGATCTACTTGGTGGATCCTCTGCTCATCGTGTGCCTTGGCGCCGAATCGGCAAAGCTCCTATCGCACAAGGCATCCAGCATCGTCAACGACAGCGGCACCCTGCGCGCCATCAGCATCCCCGGCCATGCGTACGTGCCGCAACTCACGGAGAAGAAGAGGGCGTGGGCGCGCAAGCAGGGAGGACAGCTCATCGCGCCCGTCGAGCTGAACCAGGTGCACTACCTGATGATGCCACTCATCCACCCCGCGTACGTTCTGCGGAAGAGCGCGGACCTGCGCATGGGCAACCCCATGGACAAGTTCATCTCGTGCATGAAGCTCGTGGCGGGCTACTACCGCCACCACGTCTACGAGATGACCGGGGAGACCATCCCCCAAGAAGAGCTCACCTCACACGACCTGCTATCTGCGAGTAACACCTATGGCGAAGAATGAGACGCGGTTCAACAACGTCCCCATCGACGAAGTCCCTGAAGTAGCGCCCTTCATGGATGTGCGCGAGCGGCTCCAAGCCTTCCGCGCCGCCAACAAGGACTTCTTCGAGTACCTCGACGCACTGGCCGAGGAGTACAACAGCAAGCTGGAGGTGGCCGAGAAGGCTGTGCGCGCACGGCGCGTGAGCTGTGGAGACTTCCACCTCTACCAGATGGGCAAGAAGTTCGACGCCGAGCTCTTGTACCAGTCCCTCGGCCAGGTGAAGTTCCTGGAAGTGGGCGGCATCATGGCGACGCGCACCATCTACGAGCTCGACAAGACGCGCTTTCAGAGCGCCCTCGCCGCGAACCAGATCCCTCCGGCGCTCAAGGAAGTCGCCGTGAAGGATGACCCGAAGTACCACATGCCCCCGAAGGTGAACATCCCATGAAGTGGCGTAGAGTCCTACAGCGACACGGGATGACGCAGCAGGAGCTCGCAGAGGGTTGGGACGAAGACCCGTTCGCCATGCTCGCGCACTGCGCAGACCAGGTGCACTCCACAATCTCGTTCTCGGCAAAGTCGGCTCACCCCGAGTACGGCATCGCCAACGTGCAGGTGCACGTCTCCATCGGCTGCCCGCAGGACGAGAGGAACATGAACTTGGCCGCTGAGCTATGCTTCCGCAAGGTCATCGAGCTACTCAACCCAGCAGCCGCCTCCATCGGCGTGCCGCAGTTACCCCAGATGCCTGAGCCATGATCAAGGGCACCCTCGACGCAGACGAGATGCGCGTCGCGCGCATCGCCATCGACTTCTTGCAGAACCCGATCAAGTTCGACGCCACGTTCGGGTTCACCAACACGCGGACTGGGCACACGCCCGCATTCGCTAACGCCGCAAGCGGCGTGTGGTCCCCGGGGACGATGGAGAAGCTACGAGAGCTGTGCGAGAGCATGGAGCACGATCTGGGTCGTGCCATCCTCGTAGACGGCGCTGTGCGAACGACGGGGCCAAGCGGCGGGCTTGCTGCTGGTGGGCTGGGGGAACACGTTGGTGCTCCTGTGGACGCGCCGTCGGTCTAGCCAAAACGCGCTACGCAAGCCGCGGCGTGTTGACACCGCGGGCACGTTCCCTACTGTGCGCCCCGGGCGTTCGGGCGGGCATAAGACACGAGTGCGTGAGGACTAACCGACCACTATGAGCGCATGGGAATACCAGCTGATCTCCAGGATCGTGGGTAGCGGACGTGAAGACGCGAGCCACGGTCGAGAGGAGCTACAGAAGATACGGCGGTGGGGAATACAACAAGACGACTTCCTCACCAGTGAAGGCAAAGCCATCTTCCTGACGATGTCTACCTTCTACGACTCTCCCGACTCGCAGGGTAGCGTCTTCGGTCCGCAAGCCTTCAGAGGACTCTACCCCAACTTCATCCTGTGCGACGACCTCTCGATGACCACCGAGTCGTTGTGCATGCTTGTTCGACAAGAGCGAGTGCGCACGTCGGCGCGTTGGATGCTGCAGCAAGGCGGAGAGATGCTGGGCGGGGATCCCATCCTCGCCCTGAACAAAATGCAGGCCCACTTCACGGACCTGCAGAACCTAGCGACGCAGAAGGTCACCGACGTCCCCTTCGGTGCCTCCTTCAGCAGATCCATGCGACAAATGGAGATGCTGGACAAGGGCATCGACATGTCCTGCGGCCGTTGGCCGTGGGCACCCTTGCAGTACGCCACGAGAGGGCTGCAGGGAGAGGACTACGTTGTCATCTACGGCAGGCCGAAGAACATGAAGAGCTGGGTGTTGGCCTGGCTCATCTCGCACTTCTACGATCAGCGGAAGCGCCTGCTCATATACACGAAGGAGATGACGGCGGACAACATCTTCCGTCGTGCGGGTGCCTGCCTTGCCAGGGTGCGCTACGACTCCGTGCGCCTCGGCAACGAAGGCGGAGCCACCGACGCGGAGCGGGAGTCGCTCTACGCCGTGGAGCGCATGCTCACGCTGAACCAGGAGGCCCAGCCCGTGTGGGGCCTTTCTGCTAACGACGCAGCAGAGGGCGGTGACACCGTCCCGTGGCTGATGTCGAAGGTCGAGCTCTACCGTCCGGACATCGTGTTCATCGACGGCATGTACCTCATGAGCGACTCGAAGGGTTCGAAGAAGGATCACGAGCGAGTGCGGAACATCTCGCGGGCAGTCCGCGCGATGAACCTCAAGACCGGGATCCCCATCATCGCTACCCTCCAAGCCAATCGTGCGGCGGCCAAGAACCAGGACGCCAACTCGGATGAGGTCGCCTTCAGCGACGCCATTGGACAAGACGCCACGCTCCTCATGCGCTGCATCCGTGAGCAGGACAAGCCCACCATCGCCATGGTCATCGGTGGCAACAGCCGCGAGTTCAAGCTGGACGGGTTCCGCATCGCTGCGAATCCAGCGGTCAGCTTCGACTACTACGGCGAGATCACCTCGAAGGAGATCGAGCAAGCCAAGGAGAAAGACACGGGAGGAAGCGAGCTCGGTAACCACAAGGTGGCAGCGGCGCGACCCAAGACCGCAGCCAAGCCTGCCAAGAAGGCGGGCGTCACCGAGGGACAACTCTACCGCATCAGCACCGACCGAATCGCACGAACGATGGGACTCTGATGGATGTCTCGGCAGAGGTACAACAAGTAGCAGAGCGCTACCTGCGCAAAGTACGGAAGTCGGGCCCAGACAACATCATGGCCATCTGCCCGTTCCACCGAAAGGCGGACGGCACGGAAGAAAAGACACCCTCCTTCGCGATGAGCTTGTCGAAGGGTCTGTTCTTCTGCCACGCGTGCCAGATCCGGGGTGGCCTGACTTCCTTCCTACGCCTCATCGGGTTGAGCAGGGACCAGATCGAGTACCACTACTCGGTCCTCCTGGAGGCGGTGGCGCGCAATGCGCCGCCTCCTCCGGACCCTACAAAACCCAAGGTTTTCGAGCTACAGCCACTCGACGAAGCCATCCTCGGATTCTTCGACTACTGCCCTACTTCCTTGTTGTCGGCGGGCTTCGAGAAGGCTACGTTGAAGCAGTTCGAGGTGGGGTACGACCAGTGGACTCGGCGCATCACGTATCCACTTCGCGATCTGACCGGAAGGTTGGTGGCCGTCAGCGGGCGAGCTCTGCCCGATGAGGACAACTGGCCACGGTTCAAGATCTACGACAAGGAGTACATCATCTGGGGACTGCCAGAGAGAAAGGCGCCCGACAAGAGCGCCATCTTGTACAACGCCGACAAGGTCTACCCAGAGGTGTACTTCTCCAAACCGAACGAGACGTTCGTCGTCGTTGTGGAGGGGTTCAAAGCCTGCATGGCCGTGTGGCAGGCAGGCATAAGGAATGTGGTCGCTCTGCTAGGCAACTATGTCTCGGACGACCACAAGTGGATCTTGGAGCGCATGGGCGCTCCCATCTACATGTTCCTGGACAACAACTTCGCCGGCCGCAACGGCACCTTGAAAGGCGGAAGACGCCTAACGAAGAGTCTGACTGTCCGAGTCGTCCAATATCCGCCAAGGCTGCGGGAAGAGAGTGACGCGCAACCGGACAGTTGCACAAAAGAAGAAATCAACGAGGGAATCCAAAGCGCACCACTCTACGGAACTTGGTGCATGGGGTGACAACATGTTCGGAAAGAACCCACAGGGATTGGGCGGCATGCCCACGTTCGGAGCTCAGCAATTCGTCAGCGCGGGCAAGCGCGCGCAGTACGACCGAAAGGAGTACCACTGGAAGGGCGCCTACAAGCTGCCCGTCTCTCCGGGCCCGCCAGACATCGGCCGGCTCATCCCGGGTGCCTACCTGCAGCAGTGGCTGGACGACGATGGCAACCTCCAAGAAGGAGAGCTCCCGTTCGTCATGTACAAGGAGCACCACAACGGCCGCGCGAGCTGCGTGTGCAGCGCCGGCCCTTACTGCGCCGTCAAGGACAAGGCCCTACCCTGTCCGAGCTGCGTCGTCTTCTGGCAGGACCACGCCATCCGGAAGATGAAGAAGGCGAATGGTGACAGGACGCCCGGCCCCGAGCGCATCAGTCTCCGCGACTACTTCGCGTTCAACTGGTGGGACTACGGACTGCACTACCAGGTGCCGCAGCTGCAGCGCAACGGGCAGCCGCGCCTCAGCCAGAAGACCGGACAGCCGTACACCGAGTGGGTCAAGGGTCAACCCAACGACCCGCGCTACCACGGCTACCCGTTCAAGTGGGGCCACCTCTCGCCGTGGAGCGTGAGCAGCGGCTACAAGGACACACTCGACACCTACACGAAGATCGTGGCCAACGGCTGTGCGAGCTGCGGTGGTCGGGACACCATCGTGACCATCACGCGCAACTGCGGAAACCCGCAGTGCAAGGCAGTGATCTACGACTCGAACACGACGCTCTCTCCAGAGCAGCGCGCGATCATCGACTACAGCCGCTTCCAGTGCCCTGTGTGCGGACAGCGCAACTTCACCACCGAGCAGATCCAGTGCAAGACCTGCCAGAACCCCAAGCGCGCGAGCATCTTCGACGTGGACCTTCAGGTCATGCGTAGCTCCTCGCAGAAGGGCACGGCGGCGCTGCACATCGTGAACTACTCGGAGCCCCGGCCCATCCAAGTGCCGCCGGAGATCGCCGCGCAGATCCAACCGCTGGACCTGCTGAAGAAGTTCGCCCCCACGGCACCGGACGACCAGAACCGCATCATGGGCCTCGGCGCCCTGCAGCAGAACATGGCCCAACCGGGCTACCTCGGCGTGCAGGCCTACGGGCAGCCCATGGCGGGCATGGCAGCGCCACCCCAGGCACCCATGGCAGCGCCCCCGGGGATGGTCTGGCAGCCTCCCCAAGGCATGCCACCGCAGCCGCAGCCGCAGTACGCCCCTGCGTATCAGCCGCCCATGGCGCCCCCGGCCATGGCCCCGCCTGGGTTCGCCCCGGCGCCCATGCAGATGCAGCAACCGCAGTGGCCACAGCCCCAGTGGCCACAGCAGGCACCCATGCAGGTGCAGGCACCGGCGTTCCCCGCCATGGCACCGCCGATGCAGCCACCGCAGCAGCTTCCTGCCGTGCCGTATGACGAAGACGAGCAGCAGGAAGAGAGTGAGAGCAACGAGTAGCGTTCACCCGGACAGGGGCGCCTGCGCAAGCGGGCGCCCCTGCGCGCGTCATGACTAGCTGGAACATCAATCTACCCAACGCTTCCTACCTATGCGCGTCGAGCTCCGCCGATGAGCTCCAGAACTTCGCGAACGAGCTGAGCGCTGCGAAGGTAGCCTCCCTCGACACCGAGACCACAGGCCTGTGCCTGTGGAAGGACATCCCACTCTACTGGTCCACGGCCTGGCGAACGGACGAGGGTGGTAAGCGCTTCACGGTACATGCCGAGCTACTGCCGCGCTTCGCGCACGTCTTCGCAGACCAGGGCAAGAACTGGCTGTTCGCCAACGCCAAGTACGACGCGCACATCCTCGCCAACGTGGGCATCGAGATCGCCGGCAACCTGATCGACACCCAGGTCATGCACGCCCTTCTCTACGAGGACATGCGCCACAACCTGAAGCTGATGGCACAGCACCTGCTCGGGTGGACCTACGCCGACTTCGAGGACACCTTCGGCAAGATCGGAAAGCGGCAATCGGCCGAGGAGATGATCCGCAAGGCCGAAGCGCAGAACATGGACCTGCTCGTCCAGTACGCCGCTAACGACGCTTGGGTGACGCTGCAGGTGTTCGAGGAGCTACTCCGTCAGCTGGTGAGCGCGCCGACGTACTCGCTCTACCAGAACCGGTACCCGTACATCCGCACCTTGTGGGACCTCTTCCACAAGACCGAGATGCCCTACACGAAGGTCCTGTGGCGCATGGAGCGGCGAGGCGTACTCCTCGACAAGAAGCGGCTGGAGGATGCAGCCGTGCAGGCCGAGAAGGACGTCAAGGCCATCGAGAAGAAGTTCTTCAAGAAGTGCGGACGCCCCATCAACATGCAGAGCCCGAAGCAGCTCCAAGAGCTCTTCTTCAACGCCTTGGGGCTCAAGCCCATCAAGGTCACCAAGAGCGGCTCCGCGTCCACGGATGAGGCATTCCTGCAACACTACAAGCACCAGGTCGAGGAGGCTGCGCTGGTGCTGAAGCACCGTGAGTTCTCGAAGCTGTTGAACACCTACCTCTTGGGCTTGAGCACCATACTCGACGGCAACGACCGCGTGCACACGCGGTACAACCAAGACGTCGCCCGCACGGGACGCCTGAGCTCCAGCGAGCCCAACCTGCAGAACATCCCACGTCCCGAGAACGACAAGTGGGGTATCCGCAGCGCCTTCATCGCGCCGCCGGGCTACACCATCATCGCGGCTGACTACGAGCAGCTGGAGATGCGCCTCCTCGCCGCGGCGTCGCAAGAACCGCGCATGATCCAGGTCTTCAACAACAAGTGGGACATCCACATGGGCAATGCGTCGCTCATGTACGACCTACCGTACGAAGACCTGGTCAAGGCGAAGAAGACCGACAAGCAGGTCAAGGATGGAGCCCTCGACAAGAGCGCCATCACGGACTACGTGAAGCACTGCCTGCACGCACGAACCGTAGCCAAGACCATCGGCTTCGGGCTGAACTACGGCATGGGTGCCAACAAGCTCGCGCGTCAGCTGGGCATCACGAAGCAGGAAGCCGACGAGAAGATCGAGAAGTACAAGACCATGTACCCCGCCGTCGGTGGCTTCTTCGAGGAGGCCGTGCGCGAAGCCGAGCAGACGGGCTACGCGTTCACGCTTTTGGGGCGGCGCCGTAACCTCCCCGAGATGCGCAGCGCGAGCAACAGGGAGCGTGCGGAAGGTGAGCGCAAGGCTGTGAACACGCCCATCCAAGGCACGGCTGCGGACGTGTGCCGTATGGCCCAGATCCACATCGAGAACATGGACTTCGAGAAGCACTACGGCTGCCGCATGCTCATGCAGGTACACGACGAGCTCGTGTTCGAGTGCCCCACCGAGAGCGTAGACGAGGTGATGCCCCAACTCGTCGAGCTCATGGAGCACCCATTCCCGTGCGACCTGGACGTGCCCCTCGAAGTGAGCTCGGGCAAAGGGGCCAGCTGGGGCGTTGCAAAGTGAAGCACAAGTCCTACATCGACGCGCGGGTGGCGCACGAGCTCGGGATGGACAGTGTACGACGGTCCAAGGTGGTGCGCGCCATCACCACCGAGTTCGTGCGGCAGCTGTGCATCCTGCTAGCAGAGCAAGGCGCTGTAGGTGTCGACGGCCTCGGCCGCTTCACCGTCAGCCACGTAGGCAAGGGACGGGAGGTCCACCTGATCAGCGGGACTGGAAAGCCGGGGGGCCGAAGGGGTACAAGGGTAGTGAGCCTCGACAAGGGCCTACGTGTCTACTTTCGAAAGAGCGCAGTTCTGAAGGAGCTGCTGAAGGAGAAGAGCCATGAGCGAAGAGAACAAAGACGAGGGGATGACGAAACTCGGTGTGGATGAATCCGGCAAGGGCGACAAGACCGCGTCGGAGGGGTGTCCAGAGTGCGGGGCCAAGGTGGAGAAGCACGGAAACATCTCCGTCTGTCCGAAGCACGGCACGGCACCATTCGAAGGGAAGTGACCGATGGTGATGAAGCGGAAGTCGAAAGCGAAGAAGCCACCGAAGGAGAAGCAGGAGAAGCCGCCGGAGCTGGCGAAGATTGCTGCGCTCCGGCACCTCGATGCCCCGCAGAAGGACCTGCTCATCCGCGCCCTGGCCAACTCCCTCAACGACGGAGAGGAACGCCACATCGTCCTCGCCGACGAGGCACCGAACACGTACATCCTGCGCCGGCCCACGGGGCTCATCGACTGCGACATCACGCTCGGTGGAGGCTTCCCTGCAGGCGGCATGAGCTTCATCGCCGGCCCCGAGAACAGCGGCAAGACGTGGCTGCTGCTCAAGACCATGGCGATGCAGCAGAAGATCTACGGCAACGACTGCCGCCTGGCCTTCGCCCTATCCGAACGCCAGTTCCCCTACGACGTGGCCGTGAACGTGGGTCTGCGCATCCCCATCCCCGACCTCATGATTGAGCAGTGGAACGAGCTCCGCAGCTACAGAGCCATGCCCCCGTTCACGACTGAGGAGCTCGCCTACCTCAAGCAACGCGTGGGCGACTTCTACATCATCCGTGGGGCCACGGGAGAGGACATCCTGCAGTCCATCCTCGAATGCGTGCGCACCAACGCCTTCAGCCTCATCGGCTGCGACTCCGAACAGGGGCTGCTGCCCGAAGTAAACGCCGACAAGACGTTCAACGAGCACGAGATGCGCGCCGCGCATGCCAACATGATGGGGCGCTTCTACAAGCTCTACATCCCAGAAACGACGGGCTTCGGCCGCACGATGCCGAACCAAACCACACTCATCTTCACCAAGCAGTTCCGGTCCAACCCGGAGCGCACACCGACCACACCCTATGCTCCTGCAGCCATCCCCGCTGGTGGGTGGACGGGCAAGCACTACGGACTCATCAACCTCGTGCTGCACGACGCCAAGGTGCTGAAGCATGGCGAGGGGGAGAACAAGGAAGCCTACGGCAAGATGATCCACTGGAAGACGGACAAGGGATCGGCCGGCACCTTCGACAACAGAGTGGGTGAGGCGGCCTTCTACTACGCCATGGGCGGCACCGACGACATCGGTGACCTCATCGCTGCGGGCATTCGCTACGGTATCGTGCGAACGGACAAGAAGGTAGTCGTGGTGCAGCACGGCACCGGCATCGTGCTCGATGACTTCACGCGCAACACGCAGAAGGCACTGCGCGAGCTCCTGACGACCAGCCTGGAGCACGAGATGGTCCTTCGACGTGAAGTGCTGGCAGCAGCGGGGTACCAATGCCTGTTTCAGTGACGGCACGGTTGGAGGCGTCGAACCACGCCTACGACGGCGTCATTCTACGACTCAGGGCAGAGGGACAGGAGGTTGCCATCGAAACGACGATGGGAAGCCTCCTGCAGGGCGGCGTTGTAGGTTTCTTCGACGTGGCCCACGGCACGCTGCTGCGCACGGGGCCCCAACGACGCAAGCGCATCTCCAAGAAGCAGGAGAAGCGCATCGAGGAGCTCGGCGGGAACGCCCAACCCGGATCTGGGTCTCGCCCAGGGTACAAGAGCGATGGACGCATCCGCGGTAGGTATCGAGTCGAGAACAAGTACACGTCTACGGAGTCGTTCCGTGTCGAGTACAAGGACTTGCTGAAGATCCGCAGTGAATGCGTGGGCCTCGAAGTGCCGGTATTCGAGGTGCAGTTTCGAGCACCCAGAACGCTGCAGGTACGCGACGAGTGGGTGCTCATACCCCGAAAGGAATGGGAGAAGCATGTACACGCTGACGACGCTGGATGACCTACGCACGCTGTCCTCGGAGGCGCGCTTCAACTTCGTCCAGCAAGCCAGCCTGCTGTCGGGTTACTACGAGCAGTGGAAAGCCCAAGACAACGGCGGCTACACGTACCAGGTCGACGTGGCCGGATCGAAGGAGCGCGCGCCGGGCATCCACGCTTCGGAGATCTCGAAGTGCTTACGTCGCCTGACGTACAGCATCAGCGGGGAGATGCGCAAGCCACCAACGGGGCAAGACCGAGACGTGAACATGCAGATGCGGTTCAACATCGGTCACGCCGTACACGGCATGCTCCAGCACGAGTTCCAGCTCATGTGCGCGTGGCTCAACGAGGGCATCTTCAAGGGTACGGGCTGGAGCGCGCACTTCATGCCCGAGGTGCGCATCCACCCTGGAGTGTCAGAGCTCGCGCGCGTTTGGAACATGCACTCCAGCTGCGACGGTGTCTTCTGCTTCGATCTCAACGGTGAGACCGTCCTTCGCGTCGCCGTCGAGATCAAGACGAAGTCCGGGCCGGAGTTCGACAAGCTGCGAGCGCCAGAGCCAGACCACGTTGAGCAGGCGCACCTGTACCAAGCCGCCCTGAACGTACCCCTGTTGTGGTTCGTCTACTACAACAAGTCGAACTCGAACTTCACCAAGGCTGTTGCGCCGTACCTCATCCAATTCAGCGACGAAGTGTGGGACAAGCGGCTCGTACCGCGCTTCACGGAGGCCACGGAGCACGCGAACAAGAGCACGCTACCAGGCAGAGCAGAGGGCATGTTCTGCCGCTGGTGCCCGTTCGCGTGGACGTGCAACCCGCCATCGCTGAAAAGGCGAAAGGGGCACAGCGCCACGAAGACCAGCCCGAACCTATGGCCAACATCATGACGGACGGGACAACGGAACCACGCATCGACCGACAGAGCACGATGCAAAGCGTGACGGACGAGCTGGCAGGGCTGGGCTTCGTACTGCCCGAGCCCCCAGACTTCCCCATGCCGCGCATACGCCCAAGCGATCTGACGCATTCCGACCAAGCCCGTTATGGGCAGCAGTTCGCGCAGTTCGCCAGCTGGGAGACCTACTCATTCAAGGTGTTGGCGTACATCAAGGGGTGGGTCACTGAGTACGAGAACAAGATCCGACGACTCGGCGTCCTGTACAGGCTGAAGGCGCGTCGCGTGAAGGTCGAGGGAGAGAAGCAGACCGAGAAGAGCCTGTCCGACGGGCTTGAGGGGAGCGAAGCCTACATGACCCTAGCGGACGCACTGCAGGTCCTGGAGCAGAAGAAGCTCATCGTGGAGGCCCAGTTCAAGGAGGCCGAAGTGGGTGTGTTCACGTTCAGCCGATACCTCAACGTGCGCGAAGGCGAGCGACGCATGGAAGCAGGGAGGGGACGCCTGTGATCTACATGCGCGTACCCTCCGTGCCGCCGTCGGTGAACAATGCGTACATCACCGTGCACAACAAGCGTGTGCTCACCAAGGCCGGGCGTGAGTACAAGACGGAGACGAAGACCTTCATCGCACGGACGTACCCCAGCCTGCTCAAGTTCTTCAGCAAGGAGCACGAGTACGCCGTGCTCATTCGCGTGACCTTCAAAGGCAAAGAGGCCCTGTTCACCAAGGGCTTCGAGACAGGCAAGGCCGAAAGCAGGTACAAGAAGGTTGACGTAACCAATCGCATCAAGCTACTCGAAGATGCCCTGGCGGAAGCTACGGGTATCGAAGACCAGCAGAACTTCGTATTCGCCTCCGTGAAGGACTGGTCCGAGACCGAAGAGTTCACGGACGTGTGGGTCTGGAAGCGAGGCGAAGAGAGCAATCCGGTCGATGCCTTCATCCACACTTTTGTCGTCGCTGAACCACACAGAGCTCTACCAGCTCAACCTCCGCGCTGGGCATGACGTCCCACCGAACGCGAGTCGGGAGGAGATGGAGGAGTACCTGACTGGGGATCGCGACGTCCCAGCCTTTCGACAGGAGCAGCACCCCATCCATGCCTGGCGCTTGGCACTGCAGGGCTTCATCCGCACCTACTGGAGCATGCTTGGGCCGCAGATCAAGTGCCCTGCGAAGGACATGATGACCACCAACCCCATGCCGTGCTTCGGCTGTCTGGACGCCCAAGTCATGATCTGCGTGACGAAGTCGGACCAGACGGTACGCGCCGAAGAGCGGTACTACGACACCCTGAAGAGCTTCAAACCATGAACGCCCCTTTGGATGCACGCGTCGATGCCCCACGAGAGATCGAGCAGCTCATGCTGTGGACTCGGGGGCGCCGATACCTACTCGGGATGCACCTCGGCATCTTCAACGGCACGAACGACGAGCAGGCCTTCCTGGCCTCGACGAACGAGGTGCAGTGCCAACGACTACGTGAAGAGCTGCTGCGGAGAGACGCGGAAGGGTGGCCCGCGCAGGGTCAGCCGATGCCGCCCACCCCCGTGATGCCAGAACCGGAACCACAACCCCAGACGGAAACCCCAGAGAGCACGCAGATGCAACCACCGCAATTCCCCCGACCGGTCATCCCTTCCACCGTGGGACCCGCTGCTGGGCAGCCCATGCAGATGCCCCAAGCGCAGCCCCAGATGCAGCCCCCGGCGTACCAGCAGCAATCCCCGCCCATGGGGATGCCACAGATGCCCGTCTTCCAGCAGCAGCAGCAGCAGCAGCAGCCGCAGGCAGCGCAGATGCCCCAGATGCCCCCGCAGGCAGCGCCTGTGAGCCTGCCCCAGATGCAGGCACCTCAGTGGCAGATGCCCGCCATGGCGCAGCCGCAGGCGCCCGTGGCAGCTCCAGTGCTCCCCAGCGGCCGCTCTCCCGCCGTCCCGACGGCTCCCGCCACGAGCGGGCTCGGTGACGTCCTGACCAAGATCGCCGAGGTGCAGGCGGCCAACCAGAAGATGCTGGAAGCCATCCACCGCCATCAGCTGGAGGGCAACGCCATCATGGGCAAGATCCTCGGCGTCCTCATCACCACGCCGCAGATGCAGGGCATCCCGATGGAGTCCCTGGTGCAGGCCGTGCTGCAGGTCGGTGGCGAGGAGACCGTCAAGAGCTTCCTCCAGGCCATCAGCGGAGGACCCTCCCAGGGAAAAGCGTAGAGGGCCTGGTCTGGCCGGGCTGTACGCTCCCGAAGTACAGCGACGTCGTCGAGCTCGACATGGCCGAGCTCTTGGAGTTGGACCCTCAAGAGCTGAACGACGTCGCCGCGAAACTTGGCTTGTTGACGAGCAACGAGCCGAGCGCAAAGGAGGTGCTGCGCCTACTAGAAGGAGCCAGGCTGGATGAAGTCGCCGTTGGGCAATAGGCGGCAACGGGAACGCAGTGCTCAGAAGGAGACTTCATGAGCTACGACCCGTCACTCCCCCGGCTTGCAGAACAAGAACCCTGGAGACTTGGTAAGGGCCTACCGCGCAACGCGTTGGACCCCACGTGGACTCCGAGTCCACTCGACCAGCTATGCGACGGTGAGATCGACTGGGAAGCGGAGACGGGTTGGTGGGTGTGCAAGAAGTGCGGCTACGTGGGCAGCGCCTACTACACCACGCACAAGCCCATCCTCCACCCGCTCACGTTCTTCCTACAGAGCCTGTCGTTCTACGTGGAGAAACAGCGAGCGAGGGCGCGCACGGACGCGCTCATCAACATCGCTCTCTGCGTGGCAGGGACAGCTCTGCGCTACGCGGCGACCTTACCGCCGGAGAAGCTCGGCGAGTACATCGACGGGCTGGCCATCAGATGGTGACCAGGGCGCAGAAGCGCCGGCCTTCGGGCCCCTTTTCTAGCATGGCTTTCGCTTGCGCGTACGCCGCACGATGGAGCAGGGAGCCTTCTTGGTTGTAGCACTGATCTCCGTGAGCCTCCCCTTGCCCTCCTTGAAGAGGTCCTCCTCGGGGAAGACGATGATCTCGTCACTCAACCCACCGAAGCCACGGCTCACCGTGAGTGGGCCCAGGGGCAAGAAGCAGCGCATGATGAAGCCCGTACGGGTGCTCATGTGCCCACACTCCTCTTGGCTGGTGCTCCTGCCGTTGCCACGATGCCGTTGCCCGCAGCATCGCGCAGCGTCCACGCCATGCGCGGGGTGACGCCGTCATCGTCCCATAGAATGAGGTGCCCCGGCGTTCCAGGGAACTCCTCCATGCGGTTGGTGATGGACTGGCGGATGAGCTTCACGTCAGCCTCCAAGCCGACAAACGAGATGAGGCCATCCTGCCCCACGATGATGATGTCGGCATCATCTCCCTTCACGTCGCCGCCGTCATCGACGTGGTACTCCGCTGAGAAGATGTTCCCGAGCGTGGCCGACACTGCCGCCATGCTGAGAGATCTGCTGTAGTGCCCACGGCTCGCTTCGGTGAGCGGAGCATCCAACTGCGTCCACCCCGACGTCTTGAACAAGTTGTCCGCCCAATCGAGGTAGTAGTCCGGTGTGCTGGCCTCCCGCAGGCGGACAGTTGGTGCCTTGCCTGTGATGCCACCCACCCCCTCCTGCTCGATGGTGAGCTCCAAGGGCACGATGGCATCCGCTGCCACGACCATGGCTACGCTCATGCTGTCTCCTCCCACTGTGCGGCGACCACAGCACTTCCAACTACCATCGCGCCGACCGGAGTCGGTGTAGCGCCCGAGTACCCAGCACCTGCGAAGTCAGGTGCGCCCTGAGCCACCCAGGTCACGTAGCCCGGTGGCGAAGCACCGGAGTCCTGAGCGCGCATCTTGAAGTATAAGATCGTGGTTGTGCCTCCCCCACCCGCCAGTACTTGGTAGTGCCCGTCCTCTTCCAACGGGTAGGCATCCTGTGCTGCACCAACCTGCTCGTAGCTGAAGTCCGGGCTCTGGTTCAGAATGTCGGTGCTCTCCATGTTGGTCATGGTGAGCGAGCCCACCGAGGTACCGATGCCTTCTCCGAGCGGCCACCACGCCACGAGATTCGATGGGCCACCAGCCACCCTTGGATCTCTTGGTGCTCCGGAGTTGTAGATCCAAGTCACCTCGCTCGACAGCAGTTCTTTGCTGTAGACCGTCACTTCATCGAGGTAGCCCGGATAGTAGAAGAACCCATCGGAGCGTCCAGCAAGCATGAACGCGACCGAGTTGTCGACACTGCCCGTGAGGTTGTTATGCACGGTCGTCGTAGAGACCTGTGTTCCATCCACGTAGATCTTCACCGACGACACGTCAGATCCGCCTCCGTATGTCATCGTGCAATGGTGCCAAGTGGAGTCGTTGTACGTTGGTACGGTGGTGACCTGCAAGTAGTCGCCGGTGCCGTAGTTGCTCATCAACCAGAAGCCGATGCTGCCAGAAGACTCCTTGCTGATCTGGTACCCCTGGTACGAGGAAGAGCCAGCGGCCTTGCTGAGAACGATGCCCGTGGCACCCGCAGCCCACTTGAACCAGAACGAGAACGAGAAGCTGTCCGTCCGCTCGAAGCCTAGAACGTCGCCCATCGTGATGAACTCGTTCACACCGTCGAAGACCATGGACCGGATCGAGGCCACCCCTCCCGGCACGCTCGTCACGATGTTCGAGGAGTCCATGTTGGTGGCGGTGCCGTTGTAGCCGCTACCAGACCTATCCGAGACGGTTGGGAGAGACACGAGCGCAGCAGAATCCTGTAGCGTGGGGTGCGTGTCCCCGTCACCGCACTTCCACCACGCTTCGAGCCCAACGGGGGCACCAGCACCTCTCAGGTCTCGCGGACTGCCGCTGTTGTAGATCCACTGCTGCTCCGCCAGCGTCAGTACCCGGTTGTAGATAGCTACCTGAGCTCCAGAGAAGTTGCGGGTCCACCCAGCTGATGCAGCTACGGCACCACCAAGCCAGAAGTTGGCTGAGTTGACGATGGTACCCGTAAGCGTGTCCTGTGACACGTTCGGGCTTCTTGCAGAACCGTCGAAGGATGATGCGACACCTGCGGCCAGGCTGGAGCCATCGTAGGTGACACACGCTAAGTGCCACCTCCCATCGGTCATTGCGCTATCGTAGAACAGCACACGAAGAGCGTTGCTGCTGGCGTCATCACTACGGAGCAGTAGGTAGTAGTACCCAGTACCCAGCGCAAGCCCCCAGCCACGGTAGGTCGTCGCGCCCGCCATCTTGCCGAGCAAGAAGCCGTTACCGCCTATCGCTGCGAACCACACCACCATGGTCCAGGCATCGGACCTTTCCTTCGACAAGAGCGTAGAGTTCGCCGCCGTGGCGTACTCGTTCGTCCCGTCGAAGGACACGCACTTGGTCGAGTAGGCCATGGCTCAACTCATGAGGAACGCGGAGGCACCGTCCCATGGAAAGTTGACCACGCCAACGGAGACTCGTGTCTTAGCCTCGAACATCTCCCCTATGGCCCTGGTTCTACCGTTCCACCGCATGAAGGACGAGATGCCCTTGAAGAACCCAGTGCCGAGGGCCATCCGTCGACCGAACGTGATGGGGAGTGCTGCATCCTCACCCCCAGGAAGAATCTCGACGTTCTCCGGGAAGAAGTCGCCCTGTTCGTTCCGCAGGTACATCGCTGTGCAGTACTCAGCCCCACCGGAATTGCCGGGGTTCCTGGCGTAGCAGTGGTTCTCCGAGGACCCGTAGTACTCGTTGCAGATCGCCGTGCGCGTGTACCCCGCTCCGCCGCCGTCGTAGTAGAAAACCCATGGAGCTGTGTCACCGGAGACAGCGACCGCATCCATAGGAATGTGGCTCATTGCGTAGCGGTACGCCGTCGGCGAACCGGCGACATGGGTGAACAGGAACCAGCCGTACGGTGCAGCGTCATCGGCAACGACGTGCTGAAGACAGGTTGCAGCGGACGGTGGAGAGTCCGCATGGAAGTACACAGCGTCCGACGCTGTTGGTACGGCAAACGCGCCACCACCAGTAAAGCTACCAGAGGGCGAGCACCCTACCTGGTAGAGCCCCGATGTCGTGTCGGTTTTGTAGAACAAGTACTCAAGGGACCCATCAGGGGCCCGGAGCACGAACCAGGACCGCTGCGTACTCCCGTTGTAGCGGTTGATGTCGGTTCTTCCGGTACTTCGGTCTAGGGCGATGTTGTCTCCTGCCCCACCAACGAGGCCGTTGCTAGACCGCGAAACGGTCCAGCCTGGCCCAGTGGGGCTCGCTGTCCGCATGAAGTTGAACCAGTACCAGATGACGTCAAGGGTGTCCGCAATGGGCTGATTCGGAAGGGCTCGTATGGTCATGGCTCAACCTGCTTGCAAGCGTCCTCGTAGCCGAATGCGATCATCTCGCGGATCTTCTCCGCTGAGAAGTCAAGCGAGTCACCCACACCACGGCTGGGAACAAGCAGCCGGATCTTGACCTGCTTGTAGTCCGTCCCGTCCTCGCGCTTCAGCCCCGCCTCTGCCATGCGGTTCTTGAGCAGGCAGACCTTGATGTCGTTCAAGAGGATCTCATCCGACATGATGCCCGCCATGTGGAAGGCGTACTGAACGGTGGTCTTGCCCTTCGTGTCCCAGTTGAAGGGACGACGTGGGTCGCCGGTGATGATGACGTCGATCTCATCAGCCCCGAGCTCTATGGCCTCACCCACGGGCGCGATGTCCCGCAGGCCACCGTCCGTGTAGAGCTCGCCGTCGATGTCGGCCGGGTCGAAGAAGATGGGCTGGGAGGCGCTGGCGTAGATCCAGTCGTCCAAGTGGTCTGTCTTCTCTGTGGCGACGACCTTCTGCCCCGTCTTCCAGGAGCAGGCCACCACCCGGAGCTTCCTACCCGACTTGTTCAGGGCATCATAGCTCAGGTGGTCCTTGATGAGCTGACGAAGGGGAGCAGCACAGTACACAGACGGCTTCCACAGAGCAGCCAGCTCGCCCATGCACCACTTTTCGTAGATCTTGGAGTTGTCCAGGTCCCACCACAACTCGCGCATCCACAGGTAGGCTTGCTTGAGACAACCAGGGGCTGCTTGCGCCAGGCACGCGCTGTTGATCGCTCCCACACTCGTCCCGATGAAGGCGTCGTAGTTGACGCCGTCGTCTTCGATCCACTTCTCCAGGGCGCCAACTTGATAAGCACCCTTGGCACCGCCGCCTGATAGAACGAGAGCACGCATCACTCCTCCCAACTAGCTGCCACGACCACGCTGCCCGGCACCATGGCACCTACAGGGGTTGGCACTCCGCTGGAGTAACCAGCACCAGCGAAGTCCGGTTCGTCTTGCACGACCCAGGTCACGTACCCCGGAGGGGAGGCACCCGAATCTTGTGCGCGCATCTTGAAGTACGAAACCGTGCCCCCGCCTCCGGGGCTGAGTACTACGCCCTCGCCGATAGCGAACTCCGGTCGGCGGATGGAGCTGAAGTCATTCGAGGTGGTGGCCAGGGTAGGAAGTGCGGGCTCCCTGCCGTACACGCCGCCTCTAGGCCAGAAGGGCAACATGGGCACGTCGACCCCGATGTCTGAGCTTTCCATGTTGGTCATGGTCCCATCCAAACCAGCGGGGCCATCGTCCCTCAACGTAGGATAGCTGGAGTCGTCTCCCATCTTCCAATACGCCTCTTGATCATCGCTCGAAACGTCGTGGGGGGAGTACCCATGCGACAGCATCCGCACTTCATCGGCAGAGAGCTTCTTGGAGTAGACGGCCACCTCGTCGAGAGACCCAACGAAGTACAACGGAGCGGCCGATGTCATAGCCCGACCCATGGTAAGGGCAGCAGCGTTCACTATCGAAGCGGACAGGGTGTTGTACGAAGTGGTCGTGCTGACCTGCACCCCGTCGAGAAAGATGGCCACCCCAAGCGCCGAGCTGGAGCCGTCGTAGGTGATCGCTACGTGGTGCCACAGCTGGTCGGCCAGTAGGATGCCAGAATCCACCGTGAGGCGATTGGTGGTGGGGTTGTTGATCAGGTCGAAGGAAATACCTGTCTCAGAGTAGACCCTCCACCCCACATAAGAATCATCCATCTTAGCCAGTACGGCGGCAGCAGAGCTGTCGGGCTTTCGGATCCAGAAGGACAGGCTGAAGGCGTCCGTTCTCTCGAACCCGAGCACGTTCCCCATCGTCACGTACTCATCGGTACCGCCGAACGTCACCGACTTCTGGGACAGGGGCTTGCGCTCCTGGGTAGAGATCAAGGACTCCGCTCCGCCGCAACCACGGGTGAGGCCCTCCTGGAACACCAAGGTCTGCGAGAACTCGATCCAGGGATTGTACTGATCCGTACCCGTCTCATTCTCAGCGCAGTCCGTAGCCGCCCCATCGCCCGTCTCGATGTAGCCGTAATACAGTGTGCTCACCGTGTTGTGGGCGCGGTACCCGAGCTCAACAACGAGGCGGTCTCCCACCTGAACCACCACAGGCGTGAGTGCGGCACCTGCGCCGGACCAGTTGAGTGGGAACTTTCTGTTCTGCAGGTCCACGCCACTGCCAACGTACCACTCGTTGGAGAGAGCTGATGTGTCGTGCGCAAGCAGGGTACCCCGAATGGTGCCGCCATCGCCAGACACGACACGGATAACCATCTGAGAACGCATATCGGCGGCAAGCGCGTTCTCAGCACAGCGCATGATGGCCTTGACCGTGCCCGAGATGGTCTGTGCAGCGAGGGGCTTCGAGACGAACTGCTGCATGCAAGAATCGTAGGTGCCCGAGGTGGACGTCTCGGAGAGTGACCTCGTCATGAAGATGGAGCCCAGCTTGCGTGAGCTGAGCCAAGAGCGTAGGACTCCGAACTGCTCCCAAGACGCGTCCTGGGTAACGGTGGGCACACCGATGCCATTCAGGGCATCTGTCGTGAAGTAGAGTCTCGTCGCCATCGATCACACCCAGAGGATTGGCGTAGTAGATCCATCCCAGGGACCAGCGATGAGGGGTGCAACCTTGGTGCTGAGCTGCACCCACTTCTTGCTGTCGTAGGTGTCGCCTGACTCTCCCCCCTGCACTACGCCGAACCACCGCATGGTGCCCTTACGCATCTTGTTCAGCGTTGCGTCCGCGTTCACAACCCAGACGGGCTCGCGCACCTTGGTAGCAACCAAACTAGTGCGTTGTCTCTCGATCCAGGCGGGGTTCTTCTCGCACAAGAGAAGGGGCGTAGCGAGAACTTCTGCCAAAACAGCAGGCGCAAAGCCCGAGAACAAGCTAGCCGAGTCTCCTGCACTTCCGCGACCTCGCCAGCCTCGGAGGCAGGAGTAAGAAGCGGAATACGCGAAGCTGCTACCGGTGGAAAACAGATGGGCGACGGAAGATGTGAAAGTATTCACTGCCGTTCTGCTAACGGCGTACCTATTGAAGTATTCCGGAGAGAATGTCACATAGGGGGCAAGATCCCCATCCTCGCTGTCGTCACAGCGTTGGAAGGAGAAACCCGTGTGGTCTCCAGCAGTACACTGTAACCCCGTCGTGCCGCTCAGGGTGGCCATCGCGACGGTCCATGAACCATCAGAGGACCAGTTCTCCTCCTCGATGGCGTCCGCGCACATGATCTGTGCGTTACCGTTTGCGGTGCTGGTGCCGTAGACCCACGTATGCGCGCCTCCGATGGCAGCCGACGTGCCCAAAACAACCCACGCGTAGGTGGGGAAGTCGCTGTTGCCTCCTGGGGGAGATGATGTCGCAGCGGTCAGCCGTGCCGAGGCGCTCAGCATGTCGGACGCCTCACCAGCGGGGTCGAAGCAGCCCAACCAGATCACGCCGTGCGTGGCGGTGCCGTTCTTCCCAAGCACGAGCTCGTGGCGGTACTCCACCGTGGCTGCGCTCTGCACCACGGTCGCGCCAGAGGACCCACCCGTGATGGTGTACGTGGAATCCCAGCCGTAGACACCGGAGCCTGTTCCGCGCACGCGCGGGTTGATGACCAAGTAGCCCGAGCTCACACCGTCGAAGACGAATCCGAGGATCTCTCCCTGCGCGCCGGTCGTTGTCTGTAGGACGTTCTCCCCACGGATGAACGTGGCACCCGTCGTAGGATTCGGGGTGGGAGCTGAGGCAATCGGAATCTTCAACATGGAAGGACCACGTAGAAGAATCCAGCAGTTGGCCGCAGTCATCGTTATAGGATAGACGTCCCCCAAAGGGTCCCGGATCTCCCACGCCATCCCAGACTCTGCAGCCACCGCGAAGGTCCTGGCGTCGATCTTGACGGAGGTCGCCGAGAGCACCTCTTCGATCTGGTGATGGTGGTTGTTGGCCGGAGTGGCGCCGTTGAGATGGAGGAAGCGGCCCTTATCCGCAGCCACGATGCCGCTGAGACCAGTCACGGTGGAACGCCCGCGAGTGGGTGCGACTACGGTAGCACCAGAACCCCCGAGGTTCGACACCGTGCCGACTCCCCACCTATCGAGCTCTGGGTCCGCGCTGGTGTCCTTGGTGCCATCATAGCTCGCCAGGTACTTCCACCCCGCTTTCTTCAACGCGCGGCTCAGCTTCCAGATCTGATTGAAGACGGACCCACCGGTAGGAGCAAGCGGAGCGAAGTTCGGAACGGTGACGTGGTTCTGGGTAGCCATGACACTCCTACGTGTTGTACTCGCGGAAGCAAACGAACCATCCGCTCAGCTTACCGGGGCCGTTCGACTTCTTCGTGACGATGAGCCGGAGCCTCCACCTCTTGTAGATGCGCTCGGCCTTGTAGGCGTCGAAGTCGAAGTTGCCGGCCTTGTGGATCGGCACGTTCACGGCCCGCATGAAGTAGGCCATGGGCGCATCCACAGCGAGCAAGTACCACCCGGCTCCACCTGGGTTGGCTGAAGGAGACACCGTGTCCGCTCTCCAGTCGTACTCCCAGAAACCAGCCCCGCCTGCTGGCACTGGAGTGGCCACCGCGAGGTCCACGTCGTAGGCCCCATCACCAGCCGCCGGCACGATGATGTAGCTGTCGGGCTGGCCAGGTTGCCCCTGCGGGTTCACGACGTTGCAGTTGCCCTCGTTGGTCGCGTTCGGTGTGACCTCGGTGGCCGGCATGAACACGCCCCAGTCCCAGCGGTCCCCGATGTCCCACTGCGTGTTGTCCGTGACCGTGACCTGGCCGTCGTGGAGTTGGATCCACTCCATGAACTGCACGTCGATGGTCTTGACCTCGGGCTCGGTGCGCGTGACATCAGCGAACGTCGCCGTGATCTCGGGGCCACCCCCTCGGATGCCGTTCTCTACGTCATCCCCTGCCCCAGAGAGCCACATGTAGCTCCCCTCGTCGGCGGGGAAGTTGACGAACACCCCGCGCCCATCGGGCTCCTTGGCATCGTAGGGCGGCACACCCTTGTGCAACATACCAAGAACGAAGGCGTCGTTCTGGCTGTCCACTGCGCTTTCACAACCAGCCTTGTAGGATGCCTCGAACTCCGCAACGTCGGCACTCTGCGTGATGGACGCCTTGGTCATGTACGACGGGCAGACGCTGTACAGGACGTAGCCGTTGTCCTGCACCTCGTAGTACGTGGGCATCTCGGACTGGGCCTGCTTCCAGGTCAAGTAGCTGACGGGAAGGACGTTCACAGCTTGGCTCCTTGCATGAACACTTCCAGATAGGAGATTGTGTTCAGGTTGTCCCTCACCGTGGCCCGAACGTAGTCCGGGGTAGCGAACGTCCCATCCCGCGCCAACCGCAAGTGCTTGCAGACGTGGAACTCGACTCGTAGCAAGTTGGGAGTTCCACTGAGCACGTTGAACCCTCCGTTGGCGCTCAGCTCCACAAGGTCACGGGTCCGCTTGCAGTTCTGCCATGTGCTCGTCTCATCGTTGATCTTCACCTCGAACAACAAGCCGTTGGCCAGCGTCGCCAAGTTGGTATCGATGAACTTGTTGCCGAAGGCGATAGCACCCGCCGTCTCGGCCACGAGCGTGATGGTGTGGATCTCGATGTCCCAATCGGCCGGCGGGTTGTAGACGAACACCTGCGGTGTGCCGCTACCATTCACGGCCATGTTGGACGCGCTGCCGTTCTTCAGAGCCGTGGTGAGGATCTTGGTCGGGACAAAGGACTGATTCGCTCTCGCCTTGTAGCTCGTCTCGAAGCTGGTCTTGTCCGCGTCGTTCTGGACCTGCGAGTAGACGGAGAGAACACCATCAGGCACGGCGCCTTTGTAGATCGTCGCTTGGTACTTGATGACCCCGTCAAGAGCGAACAGGTCGTAGGTGTCGGGCGTTTCTGTGTACTGGAGGGGCAAGTACTTCGCCCCCAACATGGACTTCATGTTGGTCCAGAACAGCGGGATGGTGATGAGTCCTTCGCTCATGTGTTGCTCTGGTCGTAGAAGTCAAAACTGCCGTAGTACGTTCTGCTCGACGTGCTATCCGGCGTGACCCACCCCTGGATTCTAGCCGGGCCTGCGACTTGGATGGGCGTTCCGTAGTCACGCAAGAAACTACCGTTGGCCACGACTCGAACGGTATCCGACACCTGCCGGTTGAACTTGTTCGCGGCCGAGAGGTCCTGCGCTCGGATGAAGAAGGCACCGCTATCGGCGCCCTTGATCCCAGCGTAGAACCCCGTAATGTTGCAAGTGTACCCGGTCGGAACGTAGTGGTGAGCCCCGTAGGTTTGCCAACCACCAGCGGCGATGGTCCAGATCGTGGCTCCCCCGCCTCCCGTAGCCGCTTTGAGCGAGATGATGCCTGCTGGAATCGAGGCTCCTGCACCAGCTTCCGACACCCGTAGACACTCGATGTAGCAGATGTCCGTCGCCACCGTGTTGACCGGCGTGGTCCCGTTCAGCGTGACCTCTTCCTCGAACGGCCCCGTGAACGTCGCCGTGTAGTAGCGAATGATGACCTTGCGAGCACCCGTACCCGCAGCCGAATCGTTGGCACTGGCGGACACAAGTGAGCGCTGCGCATTCGAGGTCTGCTCCGTGTAAGTCGTGCTGTAGATCGCTGCTGGGGCCGTCGCGGCAAGCACAACGAATCCACCAGAGAAGCCCTTGACCTGGGAGTTGGACCCAGGAGAGACAACGAGCAATCGACCAACGGTATCGGTCAGAAGCGTTCTTTTCAGCCCACCGCCATCGACGCCAGAAACAGACACGGGGTTGGAACTTGGGGCAACCCCTGCCGCCGATTTCCCAGCCACATAGGCATGGTTCTGCGCATCGACACCGAGGACGTTGGTGTCATCGGTAACCTTGATCTTGCCGATGCGGTTGTCCCCGATGGGCAGCGCATCGAGGATCTTCTTCACGCCATCGGTGTCCTTGATGGCAGCGAGAGTCTCTTGCGTAGCCGGATTGACGAAGGCCCCATCAGAGGCCCTCGCCACCTTCGCGCTCATCTGGAGCCTGTAGATCGAGCCGTCGAGGGCGACACCTACAGGGTGCCCATCAGAGTCGTAGAGGATCGCTGCTGGAGACTTCGCCATCAGGGCACCGTGATCGTCCGAGTCCTACTCGTCTCGAAGACCCCGCTGTAGGTGATGCTGTCGGTCACCGTGGCGAGCACCGTGCTGCCATCCACGTCGTAGACCTTCCACACTTCCTGCGTGATCTTCGTACCAGTCCAGGTCGTGTCGAGAGAGACGATCTTCTTCAGCTTGGCGGCCGACTCCCACCAGACCTCGCTCGTGGGAAACGGGCTCGCCGGCGTCGTCTCCTTGTA